GTTCGCTGAGAAGCTCGCCAAGGTCAGGACCGAGCTCCAGCCCCACCAGAAGCGGGTTGTCGAGCGCATCCAGAAGGCCGATCAGCCCGGTCTTCTGGTTGCCCACGGTCTTGGCTCCGGCAAGACGCTCACTGCCATCGCCGCCCAAGACGCTCTCGGCATGCCGGCGGATGTCGTGGTGCCTGCTTCGCTCCGTGGGAACTACGCCAAGGAGCTCAAGAAGCACATCTCAGGGAAGAAGCTCCAGACCAACATCCAGTCGATGCAGAACATCGCCGTCAAAGGCGAGGCGCCGAAGCAGAAGATGATGGTCGTGGATGAGGCTCACAGAGCTCGTGACCCATCCTCGAAGACATACTCGACGCTGAAGAAGAACAAGTCCGAGAAGAGGCTCCTCCTCACCGGCACGCCGCTCTACAACCGGCCCTATGACATCGCTCCTCTCGTCAACCTGGCTGCCGGCGAGGACGTCTTGCCGTCGAACCAGAAGACCTTCGAGGACAAGTTCATCGCCGAGCAGAAGGTCAGCCCTGGCATCATCGGGCGCCTGCGTGGGGTGAAACCTGGCAGCTTCCCTGTGCTGAACCAGAAGTCGTCGAAGGAGCTCGGCGGCATCCTGAAGAAGTGGGTCGACTACTACGAAGGCTCCCCAGAGAACTTCCCCTCGGTCGAGCGCCAGGACATCGAAGTGCCGATGGAACGCTCCCAGCAAGAGGTCTACGACACGGTCATGGGCAAGGCCCCTCTGTGGGTCCGCTACAAGGTGCTCAAGGGCCTGCCACCGACCAAGCAGGAGTCCGGACAGCTCAACGCCTTCCTCGGTGCTGCACGGCAGACCTCGAACACCACTGCTCCCTACGTCACCAAGGGCAAGCCGGCTGACCCGAAGATTCAGAGAGCCTTCGAGGAGCTCCAGAAGACACTGGGCTCGAACCCGAGGGCCAAGGCTGTCGTCTACTCGAACTACCTTGGTGCCGGTCTCGAACCGTACAAGAAGCGGCTGAACGAGGCCAAGATTCCGTTCGGAGAGTTCAGTGGGCAGATGAACAAGGACGAGCGCAACGATCTCGTGAAGCAGTACAACGAGGGCAAGCTGCGTGCTCTTCTTCTGAGCTCAGCCGGTGGAGAGGGTCTCGACCTGAAGGGAACTCGTCTGCTCCAGATGCTGGAGCCCCACTGGAACCACGAGAAGCTCAAGCAGGTCGAGGGCCGAGGCATCCGCTACAAGAGCCACGAAGCACTGCCGCCAGAAGAGCGGAAGATCCTGGTGCAGAGGTTCTTGGCCACTCGGCGTCGGTCTGGGGTGCTGGAGAAGACCCACCTCAAGGATCCAGGCCTCGGTGTCGACCAGTACCTGGTGCGGATGTCGAACGAGAAGGAACGGCTCAACAACCAGTTCCGAGATCTTCTCCGTCGACAGGCAGCCCAAGAGCAGGGCTAAAGAAAGGACGCGGTAGCGTCCTTCCTGGCTCAGGCCTTTGGGGCCTTTGCCACTTCGAAGATGCGGTCGAAGGCTGCCATCGCATCGGCAACATCGAAGTGCATCCTGGCGATCGTATGCTCCTTTCGGAGCTCCTTCTCGAAGTCGTCTCTCAGGCTCTGCGTGATGATCTGCTTGTGCTGCTTCAGCCTGTCCACGGAGTTGCTCCTCCGCTCAGCGGGTAGGGCCTGATGTCGGCGAGAACCTTGCCGCAAACGCACTCACCTTTGCTGTTGTACCGGTGCTCGTGGTTCGGCGTGTTCTTGTGAGCCCACTTTCGGTACTCTGCAAAGGCGTACTTCTGGTACCGGGTGAGGTCGTTCTTCTCTTCCATGACTTGTTCCTTGGCGAAGTCCCAGTTGTACCACTCAGGCGTCGGCTATCACCAGGGACGACGAGACGATCTTGCTTAGGACAAGAGTTCTCGGAGAACCTGGTGCGAAGACGAGACTGAGGTGGTGAGCGGCGAATTCGATGAGCTGTTGATCACTCATCAGGTTGAGGTCGTCACTCTCCACCGTCAGTACCTGCTCTGGGACGATGGTGTGCGGACGCCGAAGGGGAGCCACCTCCGCCGAAGGCGGCTCCCCTTGAGACAGCGTCCCTACTGAGGGGTTCCGACGAACTGCTGGAAGTACTTCTTGAAGTCCGGCAGCGTCCGGGGGAGCTGGGGCTGGCCCTGCTGAGGCTGGAGCTGGGGGTTCACGAGGTACAGGTGGTGCAGCAGACCGAGAGAGATCTCAGCCGTGAGCCGGAGCTCCTTGATCTGCCCGTTCTGCGCCTCGACGATCTTGGCGAGAGCGTCCACCCGAGCCAGCACGGGGTTCAGGTCCACCGCCGCAGCCTGCTGGGGCTGAGGGGCACCCTGCTGAGCCTGCGGCTGCGGCTGATACGCCGCCGGCCCGGACTGCATCGGAACCGGTGCTCCGAACGGAGCCGGAGGCATCTGCTGCATCTGCTGCGGAGGTGCCATCTGCTGCGGTACCGGCATGCCCGGAGGCGGAGCTCCGAACTGCATCGCCTGCTGCTGAGGCGGTGCGAACTGCTGGACCGGAGCACCCTGCGGCGGAGGCGGAGGAGCAGCGGGAGGCGGGGCTACTGCCGTGCCCTGACCCTTGCGCCGACGACCGGTGGGAGCTCCAGCCGGAGCTTCCTGCTGGGGGGGCACCCCAGCCGCCTGCTGTGGGGTTGCCACGGGCGGAGGGGCCATCTGCGGAGCCGGAGCAGCGTACTGAGGCTGGGGGATCGGCTGCTGCTGAGGGACGGGTGCCTGCATCTGCTGGGGTTGCATCTGCTGCTGCGGAGGCATGGCGTACTGCGGCTGCTGGGGCATCGGCGCCGGAGCCATCTGCGGCTGAGGGGCAGGCACTCCGTTGGGGGGAGGATTGAACGGCTGCATCTGGGGTGCTCCTTGCTGGACAACGGGTTGGGTGGGCTGCTGTTGCGGTTGAGCGGGAACTTGAGTCTGGCCCTCCGTCCCGTCCGGGATGAGCCAGCCCTGGGCGACTTCGTAGGCCAAGACGTTGTTCTTGACCATGTCTCGGTTGTCCAGGGTGTCTTCGTACTTCAGAAGCGGTTCGCCGTCCGGCTTCTTGTAGAAGAGATACGCCAGGTGGCGAACTTCGATGAAGCGAACTTCCTCGAAGTACTGGCGTCGTTGACTGGTCGTCAGCGTCGGTCTGCCGTCTTGTAGCGGCGGAGGTGGCATCTACTCCTCTCCTTCCTGCGTTGTGATCTGCGGTGGTCGCTTCAACATCGCCACCACCGCAGCTACTTCTCCATACTGCCCCATCAACTGCACCCGAGCTCTGTACACCGGCTCAGGAATCGACTCGAAGAGAATGCACGTGAAGCTGTTGAGCACCTTCTCGACTGAAGTCTTGGAGCAGACGTCGATCTTGGAGCACGACAGGCAGTCTCCCCTCATTGGAGTAGCTTCTTGTTCGGGTAGAAGCAGAGAGCGTGCTTGCCCTCAGTGCACCCAAAGGTGGTGCACTTCCCATCGCACCCAGGGAGCTGACTTCTGAGCTGACCCCAGTTCTTGGCGATGAACGCTTCGAGAACCCTTCTGGTCTCCATCGTTTCTGAGTGGTGCTCTCGCCGAAGAGGGATGGCGCCCTTCACGAGATCGACCAGCTCCGACTTGGGAATGCCACGTCGAAGCCGCCCGAGACCTTGCTTCCGAGCCAGAGCTAAGAGTTCAGTCTCGGAGCACCACATCAGGACACCGTCTTGCTGAATGTCCTCAGTCATCGTCAGCCTCTTCGTCTTTGCTGAAGCGGCGGTACCTGGCGTACCAACCGTCCTTCTGCTTGTCGATGAACATCTTCGACAGGTTCTCTAGAGACGGGCAGGAAACGCAGTACGGGAACGGCTTGTCGGCGCAGGTGGCGAGCTCGGTCTTCACGTAGTCGACCGGCTGCTCTCCTACCATCCTCGCTGCATCACTTCTCCAGCGAGGACACTGTACCTGCTTCAGCTTGGCGTTCGGGTCTGCGTTGAACACCATCCTGAACTTCCCGTGAGCGCAGCTACCACAAGCCGGGAATGGCTTGAGGAGGCACTGCACCCGGTTCTTCGTCTCGTAGACTTCCGGGTCTCCTGTTGGGTGGCAGATCACGTTGTGCCCGTTGCCTAGCACACCGGTCTGACGTTCCCTCTGGTGACGCTCTTCTGGCCCCTCTTCCTGAAGCGTCTCCGGGCTAAGGTTTGTCAAGGTTCCCTCGTCAACCGAGGCCAAAGAGGCCCGGTTCGACTCGTTGGATGATGATCTCTACCCGCTCGCTCTCCCCCTCTTCGCACTGGTGCTTCTCTTGGGAGGCAGCGAACGTCTGTGAGTCGTCGATGTCGAGAGCATCTCGGACGCAGTCCTCCAGCAACTTAATTCTGTTACTGAGGTCTATCTTCTTATACCGAGATTTGGGTCGTCTTGAAGGGGGACATTTGGGGTCGTTCCAGCCTGCGTTCTCCAGTTTCTTGAAGAAGAAGCGAAGGTGCAGGGCGTAGATGGACTCTCGATCCATCTCCAGGATGTCTGCACCATGCTTCTGCGCCATGAACATGGCGAATGACTCCCCGTACCTCTTGGCCACCGCCGTCAGCATCGTCCCTCGAAAGTAGAGACGGTTGCTGGTCGGCGGCAGCTCAGGGTACGTGACTTGAAGGATGTTCCTCATCCCTGCTGCTCCTGGAGCTTCTTGAGCTCTTCTTCCGTGAGCTTGAGCCGCTGCTCTCTCGGCTCTTCGATGACGGAGGGGAAAGCTCTGAGGTAGTCCTCCGGCATAGGAAGTCCGCGTGTCGCCTCTCGAATGAACCTCTTCGCCCCTTTGCTGCCGGCGACGAGGAACATCGCGTAGAGGACCATCAGGGGAATGGGTGCGCAGATGTTCTGGTTCTGGAGCCCCACTGAGACGTGGATCGCGAACATGTTCAGGTCGTCTATGATCTGCGTGGCATCCACGGTCGCTACCTTTCGATCGTGGTTGTCGGGATCGCAGAGCTTCGGATCCTGCACCGAGTAGTAGTACCGGCAGACCGAAGGCCGCACCTCGTAGATGCTGCACAGCCCTTCCTTCAAGAAGACGCACGGAAGCTTCTTGCTGAGGTAGGTCATGGAGTTGACGCCTTCGAAGCAGAACTCCTTGGAGGCCTTCACCAGATCAGGTACCAGCGCCTGCCAATCAGGCTTCTTGAACAGCTCTTCGGCAATGAGGATGCCTTCGGGCAGTGTGCAAGTAGCGAACAGCTTGCAGCAGTTGTTGCACCCCGCCTTGCAGGTGGTCTTCATGACCTTTGCCGCCTCTTGAATGACGGCGTCGAACTGGGTGAACAATCTCTTCAGCTCATCAGTGACCAAAGGCATGTTTGTGCTCCTCCTCCCTCTTATGCCGAGTCAGCTCAGGATCTTGTCGCCGCCCTCTCGCAGCTTTTCCTGGAACTCTTTGAGCTTGGTTCCCTTCAAACCATGTTCTTCGAAGACTTTCATGAGCTCAACTTGCTCAACGACGTTGGCCTTCATGAGGATGGTGCGAAGAGCTTTGAGCTCTGTCCTGCTGAAGTGAGCTCCGTAGAGGTCGTACTCTTCGAAGAAGCTGTACGCTTTCGGCCAGAGCCAGGAGAGAATCTTGCCGACCTCGTTGGCGTACTGGCGGATCTCGTACTGAGCATCGGGCCGCATGCGGAGGTTCAAGAACTGGAACCAGTTCCTGATGTTCCCCTTCGCCCTCATCTTCGAGTAGCGAGAGACTGGAGTGTTGATGCGAGCCACTTCTCTTGCGACTCCCGACTCGCACCAACCTTCGTAGTAGTCGTAGATCTCTTGCTGCTGCCTCTCAAGCTCGGCACGAACCTGAGACGAGGTGTCGTCATCCATCTGCTCGGCACTGCCCTGCTTGTTGGCCGTGCTCTGCTTCTGGATGCGCTCCCTCTCCGGGATGTAGTGGATGTTCGGCATCACCGAGTAGCGGGCCGAGAACTCGTTGTACGACTGAGTCCTGTGCCGGTGCCACTCACGGAACACCATGATGGGCGCCTGCACTTCGATGACGAGTTCCCCCATCTCGAACGGGGTGGCGTGCTTCTTCCTCCACAGGTTGTCGAGGAGGCCGAGGTCGCCGTGTGGGAAGTGCTCCCAGTCATGCTTGCCGGTCGCACTGCCGACCACCTCTCCTGTCGAACGCCTGGTGACTGGAGTCACGCAGTCGTCGCTCGGCACGACGACATGCCCATCCGGTGGTGCGTAGAGCACTTTCGTGCAGTTCTTGCAGCGGACGTAGTGGTTCCAGGAGATGAAACCCTTGTCGTTGCTCATCCGTGCGGCTTCGACGATCTCCTCGTCGTTGCCCATGAAGTTGATGATGCGGACGTAGCCGTGGTCCAACACCTTCATCAAGGTGCCTCGTTCAACGATCGGTTGTGGCATCAGCCCTCTCCCAGTTCCTTCTTCAGCCGTTCAACTTCTGCTTCAGCCCTCTTGAGTTCTTCCTGCTTCCTCTTCTTCTCGATCTCTGACTGCCGCTCTTCCTTGTTCTTCTTGTACACGCCGATCATGTTCTCCTTGAACTCGTAGATGATGGCGTGCTTGACCTGGTAGTCGAGGTTGTCCTCCGTCCGAGTCAGGTCATGTTGATCGAGCATGATGATCGCCTTTCCTCGGGCCTCTTCCACGCTCTTCGCATCGAGAGGCGCCATCCAAGTAAAGGACGACGGCTTGTTGTCGTAACGGTCTGAGTAGCTGTTGTACCGCTCTCTGGGCATCGTCTCCTGCACCCAGAGGTAGAATGCCGGGTCGCTCATGTGTCTGCTTTCTTCAGTGCCTCCCTCATACGATCGAGATCCGCCTGCGATGGAACTCCCTCGTGGAGGGACTTGGGGGTGCTGGCGAGGTGACTTCCGTTCTTGTCGAGAAGCACGTAGCCGATGCTGCTGTGGACCCTGCTGCCGGTCCTCACCAGCTTCACCACTGCCTTCTTCTTCCCGTCGAACACGACTTCAGGGTTCAGGAAGTCGAAGTCCTTCCCGTAGTAGTTCTCCAACCATCTCGGTGTGGCCATGGTGCCTCCTACTTGACTGACCGAAGGCTGACCTTCGGGATCTTCATCATGAGGGCGTCGATCTCGGCGTAGAAGTTGGCGAAGCCCTCAGGGACATCGAGAACGAAGTCGCACTCGTGGTCCATGATCGACTTCTGCTCTTCCTCGGAAGCGTGGCCTTTGAGACCGACGTTTCCGTCGACACCCTTTCGGCGGAGCCGAATGATGTATCCGCCCTTGGAGTGGATGGCATCGAGCTCGTTCTTGAAGCGAACGTCCGGGATGGCCACGCCTTGGTAGCGGCCCCGCTTCCAGAAGGAGCTCTCGAAGACTCCCTGTTTCTGGTCGTAGTCGGTGCCGTCGGTGAGGATTCGATCGCAGTTCCGCAGGGTGAGATCGATCCACGTGTTCGGGTAGCAAGCCCTTCCTCCCTCAGTCCCGAAGGTCTGGAGGGCAACCCGAGGGCTCAGGTGACCCTTACCGGGGATGGGGTAGCGAAGGTCGGGCTTGTTGCGTTCTTCCGACGGCCCCCAGAGCTGCAAGTCGGAGAAGTCGTAGATCTTCTTGCAGGTCCTCTTGATCTCGTCCGCCAGCCCCATCTTCACGAAGCCGTGCTTGTCGATGAGCCTGTCGGCCATCGTGTCCTTGCCGACTCCGGAATGCCCCATGACACCGAGAATGATGCCCCTGTAGTCCACCATCAGCTTCCTCCTGGCCTGTGAAAGGTTCTTGCGGCAGAGGGCATGCCGGCCACGTTGGTCTCTCTACGCATGCGGTCGACTTCTTGCCCTCTCTGCGTGATGCGTCTGGAGACAGTCTCCCATGCGAGCTGCACACTGTCTCGAAGAGACTTCGTGAGACGGTAGGTCGACTCCCAGAACATCGACTTGTCCTTGGCGTCAACGACCGTCGGGTTGGTCTCCATCATGTCGTTCTTGTCCTGCGTGGTCAGCCGCTTCTCGGTCGAGTGCTGCTTGATCTCGATGCGCACTCTCGCCTGAATGAACGTGAGGTACGCATCAGCACTCTTCCTCTCGCTGTCGGTGTTGGCCAACTGCTGGTCGATGTAGCCGACCCACTGGCCGAGAGTGCTGAGGAGGTTGCCGAGGTCGTTGTCCGAAAGAGTCGTCAGGTCGTTCGGAAGAGCAGAGATGGCCAGCCCTGGCTTCGTCAGTTGCGGAATGCCCAACGTGGTGTGGACGTAGTTGAGAACCTCCTGCTGCCGATGGAGAAGCACGTTCGCATTCGCCACCGGAACGATCTGATCGAGTTGAACTTCTAGTGCTCCAGGCATCTACCCTCCAGGGGTTTTCTTGATCATCTCGTTGCGGTAGTCGAAGCAGGAGTGAACGTACGGGCACTCCTGGCAGTGGTAACCGGTCTCGCCCTTCGGAGAGACTCCCTCCCGGTACATGTCCACCATCATCTTGATCTTGCCGTGGACGTTGGCCCAGACGTCGGGCTTGAACTCGACTGGGAAGTCGGCCAGGTTCTGATCGTCCTTGTTCATGTACAGGTACGCCACCACTGGCCTGTTGAGGCAAGCCGAGTAGATGAGCGCCTGCATCTGGTGCTCTGGTTTCGGGCGAGTCAGCTTCGAGAAGTTCTTGCTGTTGGCCGTCTTGTACTCGTGGACGACTCCGACCTCGTAGGCCACCGGCCACTCCGGCCGATCGACCATCATCAGTGTGTCGGCGTCAGCATGTCCCTCGATCATCAGCTCTTCTGCGAGCTCTGTCGTCTCGGCATTGACCGGAGCCTCAGGGGTGTAGTGCTTGCCCCAGGCCCCTCTCTCGCCGTACTTCTGGAACATGTAGTGTACGGCGTGCCCGACGTCGAAGATGAGCTGTAGCCGAGGCTCCGTTCTCTTCGACTCTGGAATGCCGACGATCTCGTTGTAGAGCTTCAGCATGCAAGCGCTGTTGATCTGCGACGGATGGAAGCCGGCGTAGCGGGGATGCACTGCGAGCCACCCACGCTGTTCGCACTTCTTGCACGGAGCCCAGTACGGCTCCACGATGTCCGGCTTCCTCTTCTCTCCCTCCAGGTACTGCCAGAGGCGATCCTTCACCTTGATGTTCTGAAGGATCATCCCTCGAATCGTTGGGTCCTGTTGGAACCACTGTTCGAGGGTGTGAAGCTGGATGATGGGCTTGTCACTCACCGGTCTTCCTTCCTTGGGCCCTGTAGGTAGGTGAAACGTCCAGGGCTGTTGAACTCCGGTTCGTCCCGGACGTAGTACTCGTTGGGGTCCCACTTGGGGTCGTCGAGGGGCTGGTAGAGAACCACCTTCTTGCCGTTGTTCTCACCGTTGGTGGCGATGATGCCCGTGCCCTTCACGAAGTACGTCTTCCCGGTCTTGTTGTGCTTGTAGACGCCTGATGCAGTCATCCGCAGTCTTCCTTGCTGAGAGCTTCGTCCGGTTTCTCTCCGGCCTCTTTCTTCAGCTTCTCGGCCGCCTTCATGGTCTTGAAGAGAAGACTGAGCTCATCCTTCACGCCCTGGAGCTCCACGCTGCGAGTCTTCAAGTCGAGGAACCTGTCCCAGTCGATGACGGCGACTCTCTTGTGAGAGAACCGCCCCTGGAACTCGATCTGCATCGCCCAGTCTTCTTGACCGCCACTGAGCGCTTCGTTGCGGATCTTGTCGATGACGGCCGTGGTCAGGGTGTAGCTCTCCTTCGAGGTGGTCTTTGCCTCGACTCTCAGGTCGAGGCCTGCTACTGCGTCGCTCTTGTAGAACGCTGGGGCACCGGATCCGGGCTGGACTCGGCCCCCGATGTCTTCAGCGATTCTGCGTTCCTGGAGAACGCTCTTTCTTCGTCCTGGGCGCATCAGTCCTCCCATTCGTAGTTGATGTTGATGCCCGCTCTCCGGAAGCACTCGTCACGGATGAAGTTCATCAGTGTGTTCGAGTCGCCTGCCTCGGCCTTCAGCTTGGCGTCCTCGGCCAGAGCCTTGATGAGGTTGTCTCGGCCCTGCACTCGGAGGAGGTTCTGAGACGTGTTGGCCGGGTCTGGAATGTTGTACCAGCCCGAACCTTCGATGACTCCGTAGGTGAGGCCAGCGATGATCGTGTCGGTGTAGAAGTCGGCGTTGCCCAGGCGGAAGTCGTAGACGTACGTCCCACGCTGCCCCTCGTGCATGCCGGCCTTGCCCTTCTCGATCTTCCAGTTCACCTGCTTGCCCCATGCAGTGAACTGCTTCGAGGCCTTCAGACCCTCGTTGGTCATCTTGAGGACCTGTTCCTCCTGACCAAGCTGAGAGCCGCTCTCGACGTAGATGTCGAGGAGCTTGGCGTGTTCGAGGGCCTTCCCGCCTGGGGCCTTGTAAGGCTTGTTCGGGTCAGCGATGTTGTCTCGGACCTGGTTGATGGCAAGGACGCAGGTATCTCGAACCTTGCCGTACTTGTCCTTCATCGTCAGAAGGCTGGTCAGCTTCTGGAGGAAGACCGTGTTCGGTCCAGCGGCGCCAGCGTAGGTCTTGTCGTGAACGGAGTCAGTCTCTGCTGCCGCCGCCGACATGATGTTGCCGATGCTGTTGATGACGATGAGGTGGTAGATGCCCTCTTCGACTGCCTGAAGAATCGAGTCGTAGAAGTCTTCAGCGGTCGAGGCGTGGAGCTCGTGGATGGTCCCGATCTCACTGAGCAGATTCTCTTCTTCCTCTTTCGTGAAGCGAGGCTGCCCCATCTGCTCACGGGCCTTGTTGGACTGGTCGACGAAGTCCTTGCCCATCGAGACCTTGACCCCACCGAGACGTGCTTGGGATCTGTCGGCGTGGTGCTCGTTCATCGCCAACATGACGTGCATGTTGTCGCCCAGCATGTACTGAAGCTGCTTGATGCACTGCCACATCAGCCAGTCCTTGCCGGCGTTCCTCTTCCCGATGATCTGGCTGATGCCGCCGCACGGAATCCCTCCACGAAGAACGATGTCGAGGGTCAGAAGACCCGTCGGAACTCTCTTCGTGAGGTAGGGGAGGATGTACTCAGAGGCGGCAAAGAGCTGCGCATGCCCCTTGGACTTGGTGTTGATGCTCTCCATCAGAGCCGCAGCCCTCTCACTTCGAGAGGGAGGTGTTGCTTCTTCCTTGCCCTTACGAGTCGGTGGTGGTGCCGCCGGAGCTTCCCTCTTCGCCTTCTTGCCCGCCAAGTGTGCCTCCAGTTGGTTGCTTCTCGAATGGCTTGGTGCCGCAGTTCGAGCAGTGTCCAGGGGTGCTGATGTTGTGTCCGCACCCTGGGCACAGTCGCCCTGCGTTTGCAGTCTTCGTCTTCTCGTCATCCAGAACTACGGCGTACTTTTCCAAGAGGCTTCCTCCGGCTTGGGTGGAACTTCACCTTAACCCAGAACCCTTCTCCTCTGGGCTTGCCGAAGAGCTGCTTCTTCTTGTGCTTCTCGACTCGGAGAGCCCCGAAGCCGATGAGCGTGACGCTCTCTCCGGACTCCAGGGCCTTCCTCATCACGTCTTTCGCCTGATGGAAGACCGCCGCCACCGTAGCCTTCGACAGGCTCTGAGCAGCGGCGATCTCCTCGATGATCTCTACTTCCGTCATGACGTGCCTTACTTGGCGGTCGCCCAGGAGTAGCCGTGGCCGATTTCGACCGGCAGCGGAACCTTGAGGGCGTTGGCGCCGAACGGGTTCTCCATGATGTCCTTCACCCGCTTCTTCACCGCCGCGATGGTCTCCTTGTCGTCGGGGCACTCGAAGATGAGCTCGTCGTGAATCTGGAGCAGCAGGCTCGCACCGAGCCGAGCCAGTTCCGGATCCGACTCGGCGTTGAGCATCGCCATCTTGGCGATGTCTGCGGCGGAGCCCTGAATGATGGCGTTGCCGCCCTGCCGCTCTGCCTGAGCAGAGTCCCTCTTGTTCATGCCACGCAGGTCGCCGAACCGACGGAAGCGACCCATGATGGTCTGCACGTAGCCAGTGCGCCACAGCAGGTTCTTGGTGAGCTCGATGTACGACTTGACGCCAGGGAAGACGCCGAACCACCTGTCGATGAGCCTGAAGCCTTCCTCTTCCTCGACGATGCGCTTGCCCATCGCAGTGAGGTTCGCAGCGAGACGAGGGCCACCGATGCCGTAGATGATGCCGAAGCCGGTTGCCTTGGCAGACTGCCGCATGAAGAGAAGCTCTTCCTCACGCTCGGTCAGTGGCTCTTTGCGTTCGCCCTTCTTGAACGCCTTCTCGGCCTTCACCGCTGCCATCACTTCGTCGTAGGGGATGCCGTGCATCTCGGAGACGGTGAGGCAGTGGAGATCGATGCCCTTCCAGATGGCCTCGATCATCTTCTCGTCGCCGGCGAAGTGCGCCATGAGGCGCATCTCCAACTGCGAGTAGTCGGCCACCACCAGGACTTTCCCTGCTCCTGGGATGAACGCTTCTCTGATCTTGAACTTGTCTTCGCCGGGGCGTGGGATGTTCTGGAGGTTCGGCTCGGAGGAAGACAGGCGGCCGGTGACGGTGCCGGTCTGGTTCAGAGAGGTGTGGATGCGGTAGTACTGGTCGATCCACTCCTGCAAGCTGGTGACGTAGGTGCCGTAGATCTTGGAGATGCTGCGGTGGGCCAGAAGAAGCTGCGCCCAGCGATCACCTTCGCCTGCCCAGGCTTCGAGAACCTCTGCGTCAGTGGAGGGCTGTTTGTTCCCTGAGGCCCCGCCCTTCGTCATCTTGATGGGCTGTTTCCTCAAGTGATTGAAGAAGAAGTCTCGAATGGCGAGGGTGGAATCGAGGTTCACGAGCTGCCCACGTTCGTGAGCGAACTCTCTCTGGATGCGAATCATCTCCGCTTCCATTGGACCTTGCAGGCTCTTGAGGTAGCCGGCATCGACAGTGATGCCACGACGCTCCAACTTCCAGAGCAGCTTCGTGAAGGGGACCTCGACTTGGTAGAAGAAGTCCCTCGCCGACATGTTGGGGTAGAGCTCTTGCTCGCCCAGCAGCTTGTCGAATCGGTGCCGCAGCATCGTCGAGTTGTAGGCGTCGAGGCTGGCGTAGTCGGAGGCCTGGACCCTCTTCTCTGGATCGCTCATCGCCGCACGGATGAGATCACCCACCGTCACGATGATGTCTCGACCCGTGGCCTTGTCTTTCCGCTTCGGAGGAACCTTCCCGAAGATGGACTCGAAGGAGGGCGTCTCTCGGTTGAACTGCGCCTTGACGCTGTCCTTCAGACCGTGACGTCCGACGTTGTTCTCGTTGTGCAGCCAGGACTGAATCCTGGTGTCTCGCCAGTCGCCAGCTTTCGATAGGTCCGCACCGGAGTTGGCGAACATGTGAGCGTCGAAGGGGGCGTTGGTGAAGTCGAAGTTGATCTCCGGGTTCTCCAACAGAGGCTCCTTGTAGAGCCCGATGAACTGCGAAGGAAGACAGATGCGATGTTGCCCATCAGAGACCGAGAAGAGGATGACGATGTCTCGGTGCCTCTTCAGGCCCGTGGTCTCAGAGTCGAGACCGAGCCCGCCGTTCTGTTTGTGCGACTGAAGAAAGTACTGCATCCACTGCCGAGCTTCGTGCTCCGTCTCGACCAGATGGCCGACCGGAATCGACATGTCGAATGCGAACAAGAGTGCCTCGTGGCTAAAGGGGAAGAAAGCCCTCCCCCTTTCGAGGGAGGGCTTCTCTCTACTGCATCACGAACCGAAGTTCGTGCGAGGACCCGGCTGGAATGGAGCGGGTCCCGACTGCTGCTGTGCAGGGTACGGAGCGTAGCCCTGGGGCTGCTGTTGCGGTGCAGCCCCACCTGGGCCCATGAACTGCTGCTGCGGAGCCGTCCCAGGACCGGGAGGCAGGTACCCCATCTGCTGCTGAGGGTACGCTGCTCCAGGTGCCGGGTAGCCGGGCTGACCCTGAGGCGGGTAGCCAGGCTGAGGACCGTAGTTCGGCGCCTGCTGGCCAGGGTAGGCCCCGTACGCCGACTGCTGGGTCTGCTGTGGCTGGAGCTGGAGCTTCTTCACCTGCTCTTCGATGCTCCGAGGCTCGAACATCTTGTCGAACTCGTACGGCTTGCCGAGGTCGGCGATGAGCTGTTGGATCGTCTTCCCGTTCGTCAGCCAGCCCATCTGAGTGAGCTGAGCGCCGAAAGAGTCGATGCCCTGATGCCGCTGCATCATGAGGTGCGACTTCGTGCCCTCGCCCTGACGGAACAGGTAGAGCACGTTGTCGAACAGCGAGGTCCGAGCCATCTGCCGACCGGCAGCAGCGCAGAACTCGCAGCTCACGACTTCCTCCAGCAGCACTCCTCGCTGGCAGGTGTGGCACGGGTACGGAGCCAGCACGGCATCCAGAATCTGAGCGTCCGACCTGGGGTCCCTCTCCATGTCGATCAGCATGGTCTTGCACGTCGGGCAGCGGTAGCCGTCCGTCGTGAGCTGGTTGCCGCACTGAGGGTTGGCGCAGATGCTGGAGATGCTCTGCTCGAATCCGTCGAGATCCGAGAGGTGGCTCTTGCCGACCTCCAGGTAGCGACGGTGACCGAACTCGGTCGTGAACTGGTTTGCCTGCCAGCCCGGCCAGTTCTCACCCTGCTGTACGAACGGCGGCTCCCCACGAGCCACTCGGCAGAAGTTGCAGGTGCGGCCCTCGCACTCGGAGAAGACCATCACCGGCCCGCCCTGCCCTCCGTCCTTCATCACGATCTGCTTCGTCTGCCGATCGATCAGAGGGTGGATGTGGTACGGCGCCAGGTGAACGACCGTGAAGAGGAAGGCATCTTTGACCGTGATGCTCTTGTCTCCGAGGTCCATCGCTCGGCAGCCGGCGCAGGGCTGCTGGTTGTGCGGATCCGGTCCCGCTGAGCACGGCTCGTCCCGGAAGTCCTGCTTGTTGCCGTTCATCATCTTCCGGACGTGCTTCTTGACCTTGGCGTAGTCGTTGTAGACCTCCTTGGCCCGACCGGTAGCCGGATCAACCTCGATGAGAGACGGGGGAGGGCTCTTGTCGAGGTGGCTGCCGTGCAGGATTGCCACGGGCGTTGGGCTTCCCTGAGGGAGCCGGAGCTTCTCGTACCACGCTCCCTTGCTCCCCTTCCCGCCCTTCTGCTTCGCCTCAGTCGCCGCTGAACGGCGGAATGCGCTGATTGCCATGATGCTTTCTCCTTTTCCTTTCGATCTTCGTTTTCAGCTCTGCGTTTTGCTGCATCATCCAGCTCGCGAATTGCGAGTGGGGAACTCGTTGCTGCACCAACTGGTGAATCGTCTCAGGGTAGTAGTCATCAGGCTGGGTGTTTTCGCCTGCGTCTTCTTGAGGGTAGAGGACCACTGAGACCCGACCTCTCATCGGGAGCCACAGATGTTCTCCAACCCAGACTGATGCCTCCCTTCCTGCCCTGTCGTTGTCCAAGAAGAGGACCACGTTCGTGTTCAACCGATGGAGCATCATCTGCTGACGCTCCGAGATGTAGCTGCCCATCAACGCCACCGTGTTCGCATACCCGGCCTGCAACATCCACATGCAGGCCTTGAAGCCTTCGACGATGAACACCGTAGCATTGGGGTCTGACATCCCCAGGACCCGAGGGTAGACCCGGTGAAAGTTCCACAAGAAGTCGTGGTTCTCACACTTGTATTCGGGGAACTCGTCATCGAACCACTTGCCGAAGTCCCCATCTACCCAGCGGTTGTCGACCTTCCGACGTCCTTGGTACACGTGGTACTTCGGCTGTTGCCATGCGTGCTGAGCGCCGCCTGAGAAGCCGGCCAGGTTCCCGTAGAGATCCCTCAGCGGGTACATGATGCGCTCTTGGTTCTTGTCGAAACCGATCTCCAGGTCTCGGAGCAGGTTCACGTCGAAGCCGTCGTTGATGAGCTTCTGTGGCGCCCACTCATAGACCCCAAGGATGGACTCCGGAAGAATCGCATCCGCCTTGAAGGGGTTGTTGTTCTTGAAGACGTTCTGCTTCTCCAGGAGGTATGTCTCTCGGTTCTTCTCCAGGATGGGTCGAATGCCCGCTAGCTCGGCATCGATCCTGTCCCGTGGAAGACCTAAGAGATGAAGCAGGTACTGAATGCCACCTGCGACGTTGCAGCCACCCGTGAAGCAGTGAAACAGCCCTGTCTGGATGTTGATGGAGAACGACGGTTTCGCTTCTTCTCCTCCCTTGTGGAACGGACACTTTGTGAGGACGTTTCCTCCGCCTAGTTGGCGGAACGGACCCGCCAGATACTTCTGGACCGTGGCGAAGACTTCATCCTGCATGGCTACCTCAATGCGCCGTTGTTGATGCGAGGGTCATTGGGAGGACGTCGGAACGAACTGGCTCCTCCCGGAGGAGGCCCGCCTCTCGGGCCACCACCACGACCACGGTTTCTCTGGTCACCGTAGTCGCTCTCCGAGTCTCCAGACGTCATCGTCCGGATGTAGTCGAAGTTCGTCGCCGGCTGCCCGTTGAGCACCATGCCCTCGAAGGTTCCTTCTCGAAGACCTGGCGCCGTCAGTAGGAGTTCGGTCCTCTTCTGACCTGCTTCGTCGACTCTGTTGACCTTCGACACTCTGAAGACTGCATCTGCGTCCTGCCCCAGTGAGTCAGAGAAGGAGAGCTCGGTGAGATCCTCGCCCTTGGACTTGTCCGAACTACGATTCGCTTGAGTGATGCCGATGAGCGGAATCTCGAACTCCTGGCAGGTGAGTTTCAGGTCCTGAGAGATGTGAGCGACCTGTTTCCAGTCGATCGAGCGCTGGTTCGAACGGTCGTCCTTCATCAGGTACATGCCATCGACGAAGACGATGTGCGGCTGGACTTCACGAATCTTCGCCTGGAGCCACGCCACGCCACCGCTGCCACGACCAGAACGACCTCGGTCCGTGGTGATGCGGAAGCACGGCTGATGACCTGCGTAGGTGCCGGAAGCAGTCTCGTCATCCCTGAGTTCCTGGAGGATGGTGAAGACCCGTTGCCTGAGCTCTGGCTGAAGACGACCGCTGACGAACGATTTGTAGTCGACCCGAGCAATGGCGCAGGCGACTCTCTTGGCGATCTGCTTCGGGTGCATCTCTCTCGTGTAGAAGAGAACCCTTCTCCGAGAGTGGATGTACGCATGAGCCGCCATGTAGACGGCGATCCACGTCTTCATCGACTTCGGACGACCGAACAGGACGATGAACTGGCTCGCCTGCATGCCTTGGAGCTCATCGTTCAGAACGGCCCATGGGTATGGGATGCCGAGCATTCCGTGCGTGTTCTGCACGAGCTCGTACTCACTCTTGATCATGTCGTAGACAGCCGACATGGAGAGGTCTTCTCCTGGCTCATGCATCGAGGCGATCTCGACAGACTTCTGTCGAAGCTCGGCGATACATGCCGCAGTGTCGAGACCTGCTCGATCGTTGATCATCTGAGCCAACTGCAAGAGCTCGATGCGAAGCTTCTCCTGCCTGAGTTGCTCGGCAAGAATCGGAACAGTGTCCGGAGGAGAGCTAAGGTGCAGCGTGGGAAACCGGTACCGGACGAAGTCAATCGTCGGTACCTGCCCAGCGGTTGCTGGTGCGTGGTACATCTCATTGAGGAAACGGAAGACTTCTCTGGCCTCGGGCGTGAAGAAGTAGCCCTCGGTGATTCCCGCTTTCACAAGCGAGTTGAAGTCTCCCGTCTCCGCAGCACGTGTGAGGAGAGCGAGTTCGATATTGGCTGACAAGTTGTAGTCCCCGGTTAGAGCCGCCGACTCGGCGACCTAAAGTTCCACCGCTGGGTCCCTTATCCCGGACAAGTGGAGCAAGTTGGTCGCCGAGTAGTCTCCCCTCTTGCAGGAGGTGAGCGGCGCTTGAGTACCAGACGGAAAGGCCCTGTCAATCAGAGCCCTGGGATGCCGTCTGAATTGGGGGTGTCTTGGACCGCACCCTCAACAGGTTGAGGTCCCTTCCCGAACACCTCGACGCAGATGTCACCTTCCATCGCCGCGAGGAGGTCCTTGACCTTCTGCTGAGTCGCAGGGCTCCAGGAAGACACAGTGCCCTTGCCGACTCTGACTCCCGTCTCAGTGACGACGAGAGCGTAGTGAGCAGTGGCGATCATCATGGTGAAGTTGCCCTGCATGGCGAGGTTGATCGTCACCTCGCCGATGTCGACTGCGTCGATCTTGCTGATGGGTTCGAGCTTCGTCATCAGAACTCCACTGGCCGACCCTGCGACTGGAGCAGAGTACGGAGTTCTCCTTCGGCCTGCTGCTGGTACGCCTTGGCGTAGTAGCGGCCCGTCTGCGCCGCCAGGTCGATGGCCGCAGCGATGGTCTGCTGATCCTGGTTGCAGGTCAGTGAGACCGTCACCATCGCCGAAGAACCTGCGCCGAACTTCTTGATGCTCATGTCCGTCGACACAGACACGCTCGCATTGCCGTCACCGATCAACTGCTTGTACTGGTCCATGAGTTCCCTCGGGGTTTCGCCTTCGAAGATGAGTGTTTCGGTCTTCATGTCTGGTGCTTCGAGCTGACAGGTGACATGGAACCTGGGCTCTTTGACGTAGGTATGCATCGTCACCTCTTCTGCTTCTGCTTGGTCAGGAGCATCTTCACCTGAAGCCTCGCAGCCCTGTTCTTCCTGGCGAGAAAGAACCTGACCGCACGACGAGCCGACTTCCGACCCTTGGCGTGCTCGGCTACTGCCAGGTCGTGCTCACTCAGAGCGGCCAGGGCTGTCATCATCAGATCGAACTGTCGCCGCGTGTAGCTGATGTCGATGTTCTTCACGACTTCTCGATCTTCTCTCCCAGGAAGGCGAGAGGCTTGGCACCACCGACACGAGGAGTCTCTTCCTTCTCGTCGTAGGAGCCGTCGATGATGTTGTCGAGCTTGTTCTCCTTGAGCCACTTGTAGACGTGCTCGTAGTTGATGATCCACTGCTGCTCGACGAGCTTGAACTCTTTGCCTTCCTTGTCGAAGGTGGTCAGGGCCAGAAGACGGTCCAGGATCTGGTGCTTGGCGGCCAGTTGCAGAAGGGACGTTGCGTCGAGCCACCTCTTGGTCGCCGAGGTGACGTTCAGAGGGCCGTAGTCGATCTTGGTGGCCTTCCCCTCAGGCCCACGCTGCTGCATGGGCGTGAGCTGCACGAGCTGCCGGAAGGAGTTCTTGGCAGCTTGGAGCTTGGCATTCGAGTCTTCGAGAGCAGCCTGAAGCTGCTGCACGTAGGCCTGGAACTGCTCCTTGACCCGAGCTGCGTCGCCACCGGCGAAGCGGTTGATCTCAACAGCCACTCCGCCACTGAGGAAGTGTTCCTCCATCTCCTTGTACTTCTTCACCGCTTCCGTGTACTCGTCGATCCTCTGCTGGTGCTCCTGCTTTTCCATCTTTCTTACCCTCCTTGATGAACTTCTCCAGGTTGTCGTTGAGACGTTCGAGCTCTCTCACGAGCTTGGGGACGGTCCCTTCGTAGAACCTCTTCCCCATGACGGTTACGTAGAACGGAATGTCGCCACTCATGGCTTACCTCACAGGAACTTCTGGTAGATCCATCCTGAGAGAAGAAAGCAGGCAGGAAAGAGGAACCTGACGAACTGCACTGCCCACCACTTCTCGTCTGCTCGTTGATCCTTCTTTCCGTCGTACCTGACCGTCGCAAACGACACGACCAGCCAGACGCCGAGCCCTTCCACCAGCGTTACCGGCGGAGCCCCGAGTCGGAGGAAGAACCATCCCCACAACTTGCAGAACACGAAACCTCTCCACATGATCAGAGGTACTGCCAGCGTCAGTGGAACGAGGATCGAGGCCCAGGTCTTCTCTTCGTTTTCTTCACTCATCTGGTGGGATCCACCCTTTCTGGAATGGGCGTGCCGAAGTTGTGGAGCATGAGCTCGTCCTTCAGACGCATCGCCTTGTAGAGGTCCTTCACCGTCTTGGCGTAGTCACCATCCTTCACCTTCCAGTCCGCCTTTCGCAGGAGGTACGAGGGATGAAGGATGGGCATCACCGGGTACTTCACCGGCATGACTCGCCCCATGACTTCGATCTCATGGAGCTGACCACGCTTCTGGGTGATCTCGGTCACTCTGTGAACCAGAGCTTCGAGAGCCGTCTTGCCGATGCTGATGATGACCAGCGGGTCGACGATGTTGATGATCGCCCTGAGGCGCTCAGAGCAGGACTTGATCTCTGGGTTGGTCGGCTGCCTGTTCTCCGGTGGCCGACAGCAGACGACGTTGGTGATGAAGAACTCCTTCTTCCTCCACTCGGCAACGACTTCGTGGAAGCGCCGCACGTTCTCCTTCGTCCGAGCCGCCTTGTCGTACCATTTGCTGATCTCCTGGACTTCCAGGTCGTCAGACACGAGAGCCAGCATCTGGTTCAAGAGCTGACCCGAGGGTCCATGGAACGGGATGCCCGTGCGTTCTTCTTCCTCACCAGGGGCCTCTCCGACCAACAGGATGCGAGCCTTCGCCTTGCCCTCTCCGAAGACAACGTCTGGTCCCGGTCTCTCTACGTGCAGCGGGCACTTCGAACAGGCGTACCACTGACCGTAGAGGCCCTGGAGCTGTTCATCACCGTCTCCCTCCAAGTAAGGGAGGGGAACTGCTTCTTCCTTCTTAGCCTTTGCCACCCATCCCTCCGATGTTGAGACGCCCGTCGGGCGTAATGAGACCGGCCTTGGCGGCCCGAGCCATCGTCCTGTGCTTGAAGAACATCACCAGCGTCTTCATCAGCTCCCGCTGCGAGTTCAGGCCGAGCTTCCTGAGCCAGTAGCCACCGAGTGCGTGCACCTGAATCTCGGACCCATCGTCTTCGATGAGATCGAGGCCGCCCACGAAGACGTCGACGGACATTGCCGATCCGTCCTGAGTCATCCGCTGAAGCCGCATGTACCGCTTCGGGTTCTTGAGCCTGACGAGGTTCCCGACCAGGCGATCGTCCGTCATGATGTCCCGATCCTCGTGAACGACCTCGCCGAGAATCTGCTCCCCTCCGATCATGAGGACGGCGAGCTTCTCCGTGTCGATGCCCTTCTCCTTGAGCTCTTTCTTGAGCTCATCGAGTTCAGTCGTCGTCTGCGTCGCCGCGTTGGGGGAGTTGCTGGAATCGTTGCTCATAGATTGCTCTCAGTTCTGGGGGCAGCTCCCTCTGGAACCGTCCCGGTTGAAGTACATCGAAGTTGAACTGCCACTGCCTGAACGTCTGCTTCAGTCTCAGGCACAGGTTCTTCAGCGTCGAGACGAGGTTGTCCTCGAAGATGACCACCACAGGATGCCTCTTGCCTTCGAGGGACCTTTGTACTCGACCGATGGATTGCTGCAAGGAGATGAGAGACTTGAACGGGGTGAGCCAGAACAACGTGTCCAAGCGGTCATCATCTACGCCCTTGTCCCCGAGCCGTGAGATGGCGAAGCAGACCTGGCTGTTCCGTAGAATCTCCAGCCGCCGGTTCGTCGGTGTCTCCTGAACGAGGAGTCCGGAGCCTGGGAAGAGCGAGTGCATCAGGTAGAGCTGGTCCTTCGAGTGCGAGAGGCAGAGGATCTTCCTGCCCTGGTCCAGCGCTTCCTTGATGGCGTAGTAGCGATACGTGTTCCCGGTCAGGTCCCTGCCCAGTGACGTTCGCAACAGCCCGAGGTGAACGGAACCGTTCCTGATGGTCGGAGCGATGTCGAGCCTGACTGGTGTCTTCTGGAAGTAGATCAGAGGAATGAGGGGCTGCACGAGGTCGGAGTAGAAGGGCTCTCCGATGTGGTAGCGGTAGATGGGGTCGAGCCCGTCTTCTCTCTGCACCGTTGCGGTGAGGCCGATGCGGTCTCCATAGAAGGGCCAGGCGCACTGACTGAAGACTGGCGCCCCCATCTGGTGGACCTCGTCGTAGACGACAAGTCCGAAGTACCTGAAGAACTCCTCAGGAACTCTTCCATCTCGGATCTTGAGGGCTAAGTTGTAAACGTTCGCCAACACCAGAGGACGGCCTCTCCAGTCGAAGTGACTCTCGTGGACGAGACCGATGCCTCCGTCGAAGCGCAGACCCTGTGGGGTTCTGTCGCTTCCTTGAATCGACTGCCGCCATTGGTCGAGCATCCCGCCATCCGGAACGATGATCAGAGTGGGCGTTCCCTTCTGAGCAATCTTCTTCAGAGAGAGCTTCGTCTTCCCCTTGCCGCAGCCCAAGTTGAGGATGCCGTTGTCGTTGCGACTCAGCGCCTCCCAAGCTTTGACCTGCTCTTCGTTCCTCGGCTCTACGAGGTCTTGGAAGTAGCGGTCCTGGAACCGAGGCCTAAGATCGACGAAGGGGAACTTGTACTTCACGTACTCCGACGTCGGAAGGAACTCTCGGGGGCAGATGACGTGACCCCTAGACTCTTCCCACATCTTCAGAACATCGAGTTGCCCCGCTCGACCCACAGTGAACTCAAGAGCCTTTTGAATCGGACCGACTCTGACCCCACCAAGGACGTTTCCTTCCTTGGGGAGCCAGAGCTGGTTCGAGACGTACGCTCTCGTTGGGTCTTTGAACGGCAGGGTCAGCTTCATGATTTCACCTTACCTTGCCGCTCTGACATTCGATCACCGACGCTGAGTCGGATCCGGAGGCAGCGGCGGAAGCAGCATCTGCCGCAGAGCGAGCATGAGATGGCCAGCAGCCATCGCACCAACATCCAGAAGAAGGTTCTTGAAGAAGCGCTCTCCGAACGTCTCGCCGTACATTTGCTGACGAAGAGGCGGAGGAGAGAGAACCGTGAAGAAGAGAGGATCTTGCATCCGCCCGTACCAGTCTTGCTGGAACTGAGCGGCTTGCGGTGGCTGTTGTGGAACTGGTGCCCTCGTCGCTGGCGCTGTATACGTCGGCGGAGCGATTGGAGCAGGTGCCACTGGAGCCGGTCTGTACTGCGAGATCTGAACCGGAGCCGGCACTGGCGCTGGAGCGACAGTCGGTTGCGGCGCAGCGTATGGAGCGTACGAGTGATAATACGGCGCAGGTGTGGTCGTCACAGGCGGGTTCTGTTGGGCTGGGGTTAACTTGATGACTTGATCACGGCATGAACTCTGGAATCCGCATCCTCGACACTCACGGTCTTGACTGTCGTAGATGTCCGGCTTGCCCCAGCAGCTTGGGCGATTACCGACGCTCGGATTCCCGTAAAGTTGCGGCTGCATTCCACCTCCTTCAAGTTTAATGATTCCCGCTTGCCTCTTATCCCGTGAAAGCATTCGTTCTTGTCCGGGGGAATTCGTTGACCGTTCCGAGGGGAAGGACCTACACTGAAATGCTCGATTCCCTCCCTCCAAGGAGCAGTTGATGAAGACCGCAGGCGTGGTTCTCGACTTCTATGACGACCTGGAGGGCGCCCTCTTGAAGAGGAGTTTCCCGACGGCCGAGACCCTTCCAGAGGTCATCAAGGTGGCCCACATCCTGTCTTCGGAAGAGAGAGACATTCTCCGAGACGATGCCTTCGCTCTCGTCATGAAGAACGACGGCAAGATGATTCGGAAGTTCGCCTGCGTCGACCCCGGCAACACCCTTCTCTCGGCGCTCTACCTCGCAGAGAACGCAGACCGTCTCCCGGAGGAAGCAGTGAAGGTCGCTGCGGCCAACATCGGGCAGGCGTGCTCGTTCTTCGGTCTTCCCATCGAGAGCCTGGAGAAGATCGCTGGTCGGAAGGAGCAGGCTACTGCCGCTCCGACGAAGGGGTCTGCTCGGTCGAGAGACCCGATGCGGCAGCCTCTGGTCGGAGACGAAGCCGACTGGAACGAGAGGACGAACCTCGTGAGCGTTCGAGGCGGTGCCGACGCTGGTCGGGTCATTCCCACGGCGAGCTCGATGAAGACCGCCTCGGTGAAAGAGGCACAGGATCACATCGACGATGCTCAGGAGAAGGCCGACAACAAGAGGGACGGGTTCAAGCCCAAGGCTCCCAAGAAGGGCGACAAGGTCGACTACCTCAAGGACTTCCACAAGCTGAACCCCGAGGCCGAGCCGAAAGAGAAGGACGGCTGCGGCCCGGTGAAGATGGCCAACGTCGTGGACGTCTCGAACCTCGAAGCTCCTCTGCTAGTGAAGAAGGCCTCAGCGCAGCACATGGCCTTGAACCAGTACCCGCTCGACAGCTTCGGCGATGTCCAGATGGCGGTTCGGTTCTTCAACGAGAACTACCTGGAGCTCACTCCAGAAGACCGTCACGACTTCGCCGTGAAGACAGCCTCACGGGCTGAAGAGCTCGGCATCTCGGTGAGCGAAGAGCTGGAGCGGTACGGCTCGGTCGAGTACGCCCCTGATGTCGAGGCGCACCTGGCGAACCGCCGTTCCCTCGCTTCGGATCACGCAGAGCTCTGGGACACTCTCCAGGAGAAGCGAGCCAGCATCGAGCCTGACGAGTTCGTGAAGCTCCTCGCTGAGGCAGACGAGGTCGCCGGACTGAACTGGTACTACGGTGGCCACCTCGCTGACCCGTTCTACGCCACCTTCGGCGGCAACAAGGTGAAGGAAGCGAGTGCTGCCTGGAGCTGGATGAGCAACACGGGCGACTACGTCTCCGGCGACCAGCTCAAGAAGCTCGCCCTCAACGGCCGGCCGCTGGTCTCGAAGCAGTTCGAACCTGGGCTGGCCGCTGCCTTCTCGAAAGATCCCATCACCATCTTCGAGTCCCTGCCCGACCTTCAGAAGAAGGTCCTGGCTCGTCTCGCCAGCCAGGAATTCGACGGACTCCCGACCAACTGAGGAACCATGCACCTCGCAACGATGCTGTCGTTCCAGGATGAGCTGGAGAAGATCGCCCTTCTAGGGCCGGCGCTGGACATGGCCGGTCTCGGAGCTCTCGGCGTGCCTGTGGCTCACACGTTGATGAGCAAGACCGCTCCGAAAGAAGAAAAGACCAAGGCCAAGTGGGAAGCGGGCGGTCTCGGTCTTCTCGGAGCCAGCGTCGCCGCAGAGCACGCAGGTGATGCCCTGAAGGCCGGCAAGAGCGGTCTCTCCAAGCTTCGGGGCCTCGCCTCGAAGATGCCGAAGCATGCCGCCCCTTCGATGGGCGCCATGATGAACATGCACCGTCTGGCCGACGCTGCGAAGGCCGCCAAAGGTGTGGCGAAGCCGATGGCGCAAGCTGGCAAGGCCCTCACCAGCCCGAACAACATGAGCCGGGCTTCCCACCTCGCTGCCAATGTGGCAACCGGTGGACACGCCTGGAATCCTGCGGCTGCTGCGAAGAGAGCCATTTCGTTGTAAGAACGGAGTTGCTTTGAGGACTCCAGAAGACGACCTCTATTCTCGGCTGTCAGAAGCCGAGAAGGTGAAAGAGACGGCACCCGTCATGGGAGGCGCTGTCGAGAAGGAGTTGGCCAAGACCGACTCCGACTTCCGCGTTCCTCTCACCCTGAGGAACCTCTTCACTCACCACGATGCTCACCCCATCGTGCTGGACTTCGCCCTCATCAAGGCGTTCCAGCTCGATTGGCTTCTCTGGGAGCCGGAGACCATCTGGGCCTCCATTCTCGACATGTTCAAGAGCAACGTCTCGGAACACAATCGAGCCAAGATCATGGCCGTGCAGACGATGCACGTCTCCCATGCCCCTTGGATGCAGTGGCAGGTCTTCGAGAAGGTCATTCAGGCGTTGAACAACAACGTCCCCAACTTCGACATCATGCAGGCTCCGTCCCTGGAACAGCTCTACGCCGGCATCGACATCATGGACACGCTTCGTCGTGAAGAGTTCTCCGACGAGGTGAAGCAGTACATGGGTGCCGCCGTTCTGCACGAAGACGTGTTCTACGTCCCGTCTCCTCTCGACTTCATCCAAGTCGAGGTGAGCAGGCCCTTCTACCAGTGCGGAGACTGCAACTCGACGTTCCTGGCAGCCTTCCACGACGGCGTCTGCGACAACTGCACGGAGAAGTTCGACCCAGAGCAGGGCCTCTCGATGCGGCCCAAGCAAGAGCTTCTGGAGGCAGGACTCGGGAAGAAGATGGCGCTGATCGTGAAGTACGACCCGGATCCAGTCCAAACCCGCTGGGAAGAAGTTCGGAAGAAGTCTGAGATGGACATCGAACTCCAAGAGACCCAGGTCGACGTTCAGGTCGCCAAGCTCATCGTCTCTCGTGACTACATGAACGTTCGGAGACGGCAGCTCGCCGAGCAGCTCGTCTCTCTGCGTTCGTGGCTGGGTGCCTCATGAGAACCGCAACCTACCTGTCCTTCATGGATGAGTTGGAGAAGATCGCCGCCATGGAGAAGAAGGCAACCACCGTCTCCGAAATAATGATGGCGGGAGCCCTTCTTGGTTCTGGCTACGGCGCCTTGCGCCCAGGACACAATGAGAAAGGCGAGAAGAAGAGCCGCCTTGGCGGAGCTCTGAAGGGCGCAGGGAAAGGCCTGGCTCTGACGACCGGCGCCATGTTCTTGCCTGGACTCCTCAAGAATGCAGGCCTCATCCAGAACCTCGGCTCCAGACTTCGGTCAGCTCCCTCTGCTGCATTGGGACTCGTCAAAGCCACTCCCGGTGCAGTGCAGGGTGGCATTCGGAACGCAGGCAGCGCCGTCAGTGCGTTCGCGAACCCAGTCCAGTCTTTCAAGAAGGGCTGGCAGACTTCCGTCACCGACTTCGGCAAGATGGGCCCAGGCATGAAGGCTCTCGCTGTCACAGGTCTCGTCGCCGGTGGTCATGAGGCCCTGTCGAAGGAAGACCCGATGCGGCAAGGACGTAGCCGGACGGTTCGTGTCGGAACGGCAATCGGAGACCAGGTCGGTGGCATCATCGGCTCTCCTTTCGGACTGGCTGGCGGCATCGTCGGCGGACAGATTGGAAGAAAGGCTGGCGGACTGGTAGGCAAGGGTGTTGAGGTCGCTCGAAACCTCAAGAAGAAGCACACGGCACCCGCCAATCCACCTCCTGAGAGGACTACTTGAGCTTCGACAATCTTGGTCTTGGTTTCTCGGGAACGTCCCGGTTCTCCGGTCAGCGTGGGCGTACCGCTGACGGCATGAGCCGGAGCGGCGTCCGATACCCCTCTCCATTCTTCGACATCGGCCACACGTACCTCCCGCCTTCGATGAAGGCGCTGATGAGGTGGTGCCGGTACTACTACCTCGTCAATCCGCTCATCAACGCAGTGGTCCACAAGATGAGCGAGTACCCGGTGACGGAGATCGTCGTCGACGAGGAGAGGAAAGAAGTCAAAGAGAAGTGGGAGACACTTCTCGGAGAGATGCTGCGGTACCGAGCGTTTCAGATCGAGGTCGGTCTCGACTACTACACCTACGGGATGTGCGTCGTCACGGTTCACTTCCCGTACACGAAGTGGCTCATCTGCGAGCGCTGCAAGCACAAGGAGAAGGCCTCGAAGCTGGCCTACACCTGGAAGAACTTCGACTACATCATCCAGTGCGACAAGTGCAGCCACTACGGCCCGGCGAAGGTGCTCGACTACTTCGAGCGAGACGTCCGCCGCATTCGCCTGATGCGGTGGAACCCCGAGTACATCAACGTCGACCCAGCTTTCGCAGGAGCGGATCCGGTCTACACCTTCGAGATCCCCATCCAGCTCAAGAACGACATCATCCTCGGGAAGAAGAACGTTCTCGACACCGTGCCCGACACGTTCATCGAGGCGATGCGTCGGAACAAGTTCATCCGGTTCTCCGACGACAACATCTTCGTCTTCAAGCGGCCCATCATCAGCCAGAAGGACATGGGCTGGGGCATGCCGCTCATCTTCCCGGTGCTGAAGGATACGTTCTACCTTCAGATCCTCCGCAAGGCTCAGGAAGCCATCGCTCAGGAGCACATCGTTCCTCTGCGAGTTCTCTTCCCGACCGGCAACGGTGGCACGGCCGACCCGTACACCACGATCAACCTCGACAACTGGAAGGGTCGGATCGAGTCGGAGATCGCCAAGTGGAAGTACGACCAGAACTACATCCCCATCATGCCGCTGCCGATCGGCAACGAGTCCATCGGCGGAGACGGTAAGGCCCTCGGCCTCTACCAGGAGATGGAAGTCTGGAGCCGGCACATCGTGGCTGGCATGGGCGTGCCCGAAGAGTTCGTTTTCGGCGGCATGCAGTACTCCGGCTCCAACGTCTCGATGCGGATGCTGGAGAACATGTTCATCGGGTACCGCACGGACCACCACCTGATGCTCAACAAGTTCGTCATCAAACGCATCGCCGAGTTCATGGGCTGGCCGGTAGTGAAGGCCCACATGCGCCGGTTCAAGATGGCGGACGATCTCCAGCGCACTGCGTTCTTCTTCCAGATGAACCAGGCGATGATGATCTCGAAGCAGACCATGCTCCAAGAAGCCGACTTCGACCCGATCGTCGAGGCCGAGCGCCGGAAGGGCGAGCTCGACAAGGAGCTGGAGTACCAGAGGAAGATGCAGCTCGCTCAGGCTGGTGTGCAGGGCGAAGTGCAGGTCGTCACGGCCCGCTACCAGGCTCAGGCCCAGCAGATCATGATGGCCGCCATGCCCCAGGGCGGAGCGCCAGGCATGGAAGGGGCTCCTCCAGGAGGAGGGGCACCAGGGCAAGAGGGCGGAGGTCAGACGGGGCAAGAAGGCGAGATGCTCGACGGGCAGGCGGTCGACCCAGCGATGCCTCCGGGCTCTTCGGTCTCGATGGAGAATGCCCAGCAGGCACCTCAGGAAGGTGTTCCGCAGCAGATGCAGAGCCCACTCACGATGGGCATGCAGGGTGGAGGTGCGAACATCCTGTACCTCGCCAAGCGTGCAGCCGAGAAGCTCCAGGGCATGCCTGAGGCTCAGAAGTACCAAGAGCTCAACCGGATGAAGATGTCGAACCCCCAGCTCTACATGGTGGTCTTCCGTCTCCTCCAGAGCGAGCAGGGATCACAGGCCGATCCGTTGAACCCGACGCAGAGTCCGATTCCGCAGCAGAAGCCTTCTCGTCGTCCCGCCCCGGTGAGCTGAACATGGCACTCAAGAACACCACAGATGAAAAGATGCTCGCTGACATCCGTGACCTCATCAAGACTCGTGGTCACGCTCCTGACGCCGGCCAGGCAGATCGTGCCGCAGTCGTCGTCTTCGAGGCCGTCAAGAGGATGCAGGCGAGAGTTCAGAAGAAGTGGGACGAGGCGACTCCTGGTCCCGAAGGCAAGAAGGAGCTTGACCCGACGACCGAGGGTCAGTTCTTGTGGACCTTCGCCAAGGACACGATTCGCGGGCTGATTCTCTGAGAGATTCCTGAACTACCCGCCCATAGTGGGCGGAGTAGCACGCAGGAGAGAGGCAATGAGCAAAGAGCTGAAAGTTGGAAGTGTCGTCGAGTACATGGATCCAGTGGGCAAGCCGTCCAACGCCTTGGTCACCGCAGTCTGGGGACCGACATGCATCAACGTCGTCGTGCTGAGCGACAACGAGGCTGAGACGGATCCCTACGGCAGGCAGATCAAGAGGTACACGTCTGTCTCGCACAAGAGTGCGACTCCGGTGCACGGCAACTACTGGAAGTGGGCGGATGAAGAGCCCAACCCCGTAGTGGCACCTTCCGCAACGTAGGCTTGTAGCAAGGCGTCTTGGAACCGTTGAGGGACCTAGAACAGACGCTGAGCTTCCTCTCTCCTGTTGTGCTGCGGTTCGAAGGCTAAAGAGAAACGACCCGGCCCGGTCGTTTCTCCCCTTACACGTAGCCCACGATTCCATGATCACAGGATTCGTGGCCGTACACGAAGAGATTCTCTTCCGCATCTTCGTCGTAGCGTTCGATCTTGCAGAGACCTCCGCCCTGCATCGGAATCTCGATGCGGACGTAGTGCCTTTCGACACAGTGAATCGCTGACCCTGCTTCGTCGACCAGCTCAAGAGAGCAGACAGGGCACCTGAGATCGAGCAGCCAGATCCTCAGGCGGCGTAGAAAGTTCCTCACAGTCCTAGCTCCTTCCAGCTCTTGGCCCGTGCCAGCACGAGAGCTCCGTGTTCGTACGGCCAGTGGATTGGCGCCATGATCACCCGCTCGTGTTCCTCTTTGTCGATGAACCGGATGACCTGACACTCACCACCCGGCATCTCTCGAAGCTGGATGGTGAGCTTGTAGAGCCGAATGGCCTCAGGGTGGGAGAAGCCGCTGAGCTTCCAGTACCTCTCCCTAGCGGAGGACAAGCGTTCGGATAGCCGCATTGTTCTCGCCCATCTTCTTGAGCCAGTCCGCGACGTCCTGGTACTTCTTCATCCACAGCTCCTGCTCATGCTGAATGCGCTTGATGTCCTGCCTCAGCATCGCTGGAGAAGTGTCGAGGAACGTGGCCAAGAAGTCGTAGTACTTCTCCTGGGGCCAGAGGCGGCCGTGTTCGATGTAGCTCCAGTCCGAGGCGCCCATGCCGGATGCTTCTCCGGTTCCTCGAATGGTCATCCTCTTCGCTTCACGTTTCTCACGCAGAACCTTCCCGAATGAAGGTAGGCCGTCGGAGAACTCTTTGACTCTCTGTAAGCTTGGTCGACTCAATTTGTAGGTCCTCCGCATAAGCATCCGTGAGCTCCGTACTGCCAAGAAGGGGCATCCATGCGAGCGCAGTAGTGTCGACACTCCTCGTACTTCGCTGCCGTTGGCCTTGTGGCCCAGATGAGAAAACCCAGGGCCCCTAGAAAGGCGAGAAGCGCTGAGATCACCACCGCAGTGAACATCTTGTCCGACATCTGTCTCATCTTGTGGTCCTTGGTTCTGGTGGGAAGCACGCCAGCAGTGCTTCGAGACGACGTCGAGAGCCGTCAAGGCCCTGCCACGCTGCTGCTAGTTCATCGAGCAGTGCGGCAGGTGCCTGATGGGCTTTGAGTCGATGGTAGAACTCAGCGAGGGTCCGAGATCCCTCTCCGAGGTACTCCACTTCCTTCTCGACGTCTTCTTTCCAGACCGGCTCAGCCGACGTTGTCATCGGTGATCTTAGCGTCACAGTTGGCGCAGAAGATCTCGGCTTCTTCGTCTCCTGGCTCGTACTCCATCTGGCGAATCTCATCCGCAGCCTCGGGCAGGTTCTCTTCGACGAACCCTGAGACGCAGATGATGTGAATGTTGAACTCGCCCGCTGGAATGTTCTTGTCGGGCATCACCATCAGGCGTCCGCTCTTCCTACCCTTGCTGGCCGTTCCGTAGAGCCCATTGATAGCCTCATCGCCTTCGACGATGGGCTCTTTGCAGTAGTCGCAGGTCAGGTTCTTCTGCGACTCCACATGAGCTTGAGGCACTGGCACCGGCTGGTACTGAGCCGGTTCGAATGCTTGGACGTAGTCGGGTTGTTGGAAGAACGGGTATGGGGGAATTTCATCGGCCATCCGCTCTCCTTCTGCGCAGGACGAGTTGCAGGAAGGAAGTCTCCCAGCAGCATCTCTCGCCCGCTTGTTTGTTCACTTCGGGGTCTTCGAACTCATGAACGTGGGTGCATCCATCGAGGCCAGGCCTGTCGGGATCAAAGGCCTCATCCCCTGGATCGATGTCGAACTTTCTCCCGGCCTGGTAGTAGCCGGTGACGATGCGCTCGATGTTGTTCGTCCTGTCGAGCTCCAGGGTGTACTTGAGGCAGCGGTCGCACTCCCACCCAAAGGAGTACCCCTCAGCGGTTCTGGCTTCGAGCCATCTGTGGAGCAGGGTGCAGACTCCGCAGTCGTACGCTCGATCGCAGTTGAGACGTGCCTCTGGATTTCCCAGAGGCACCATCTCAGTTCCGTTGAAGGTAAAAAGAGGCCTGCCTCGTTTGTCTAACTGGCCACCCGTACTCAAGAAGAGAATGGGACAAGAGGCGAGCATTCGGACCTCAGTTCAGGGTCATCCCTGAGAGACGTTGGTACTCGACGTGGAGAGTCCACACGACGTACTGGAGGACTCGGATCAGTATTCCCAGCAGGAAGATCTTCACTTCGGTTCCTCTGCCGGCTTCTTCTCCTCTTCCTCTTCGTCTTCTTTCTTCTCCCCATCGAGATGACTGAAGAACGCATCGTTGCGTTCCTTTTCGAACATCTCGGACTGCGACTTCGGCTTCTCTTCATCTTTGTCGTCTGGTCCCATGATCCCTCCGTCGCAGAGCTGTTACTCTACGACTCTGACCTTATACCTTGGGCAAGAGTCTGTTTTCATGTACCCTGCCGACGGGCCTGAGGACCCTTGCTGCGCAAGGGTAGGGTCTGGTCGATCGTGACTTCCTCACCTGGCGCAGGGTAAGGGCACAACGTGGACATCACCCCAGAAGCAAGCTTCGAGACGCTGAAGAAGAACGTCGTCAGCTCCATCGGTGCGTACTTCCCGTTCGAGGGCAAGCGACAGAAGATCGTTCTCGACAGCATCGGAGTCGACGACAAGCTCGACATCGGTGACATCAAGTCCCAGGCCGACGCCAAGGACAACGAGCGCACCTGGGGCGTGCCGGTCGTCGCCAACCTGTCTCTCATCGACAAGACGACAGGGCAGGTCATCGACAAGAAGAAGGCCACACTGGCCACCATTCCGAAGCTCACCAGCCGCTACGGCTTCATCGTCAGCGGCAACGAGTACCAGGTCGACCACCTCTTCCGCCTCAAGTCAGGCGTCTACGCCCGAGTGCAGGAGAACGGCGAGCTCGAATCTGAGTTCAACTTGGCTCGCAAGCTGGGCAGCAACTTCTCCATCCACCTGAACCCTCGCACGAAGAAGTTCTCGTTCAAGTACGGCTCAGCTCACATTCCGCTCTACCCCATCATGAAGTCGATGGGCGTCTCGGACGACGAGCTGGAGCACCAGTGGGGAGCGGAGATCTTCCACTCCAACAAGTTCGACAAGAAGAACGAGAAGGCTCTTCAGGACTTCTTCAAGAGGACGAACGAAGAGGACGCTGAGGTACCGAAGGACGACGCCGGTCACCACGCCTACGTTCACCACTTCTTCGACAGCACGGCCCTGCTTCCTGACACCACGAAGGTGACGCTGGGCAAGCCCTTCACTCAGGTGAACGGCGAAGTGCTCAAGTTGGCAGCCAACAAGATTCTGGGCGTCTCTCGTGGCACCCAGGAGCCGGATGACCGTGACAGCCTCGCCTTCAAGGAGGTCGTCTCTGTCGAGGACTTCGTTCCCGAGATGCTGGCGAGGAACGCCAAGAACATCAAGGTGAAGCTGCGTCAGACGGTCGACCACAAGAAGACCATCACGGAGATCGTCTCTCCTGACCTGTTCAAGAAGCCCATCAACGCCTTCTTCCTCAGCGGCGGCACCAAGATCATCGAGCGGTACGACCAGACCAACCCGCTCCAGATGATGGCGGGTCACCGGAAGACGACGCTCTTCTCTGACCTCGGCGGTATCAAGAACAAGAACGCCATCACCGAGCAGATGCAGGTCATCAACCCGAGCCACTTCGGGTTCCTCGACCCGATGCACACCCCGGAGTCAGAGCGCACAGGCATCACGCTCTACCTGGCAGCCAACGTTCGGAAGAACGGCAAGGAGCTGGAGACACCCGCCTTCTCCATCGCCTCCGGCAAGATCGAGTACGTGGGGGTGCCAGCGTTTCACCAGGCGTCTGCTGTGCTTCCTGACCAGGTGAAGTGGGAGAAGGGCAAGCCAGTACCCATCTCCGCCAACGTTAAGATGAAGCTTCCAGGCGGGGCCATCGAGACCCGGCCGTTCAAGGAGGCGACGTACGTCCTTCCCTCGGCCAAGGGTCTCTTCGACTACACCTCGAACCTCATTCCCTTCCTACCAACCGACCAAGGAAACCGTGTGTCGATGGCCGACAAGCAGATGGAGCAGGCCATCTCACTGAAGCATCGTGAGGCGCCACTGGTGCAATCAAAGACGGAAGGAGCCAGCACCTTCGAGAAGGTCATCGGCTCGTTCAGCTCCATCAACTCTCCAGTCTCCGGCAAGGTCACCAGCGTGACCCCGAACTTCATCGTCATCGGCGAGGGGAAGAGCAAGCACGAAGTCCACCTCTACAACCACTTCCCGCTCAACGACGACAAGGGGATGATGCACTCGACTCCCCAGGTGAAGGTCGGAGACTCGGTGAAGCAAGGCCAGCTCCTGGCCGATACGAACTTCACCAGAGACGGCCAGCTCGCGATCGGAACGAACCTCCGGGTCGGGTACATGCCGTACAAGGGCTACAACTTCGAAGACGGCATCGTCATCTCAGAGACGGCAGCCAAGAAGCTGACCTCCGAGCACCTGTACCGGAAGAACCTGGAGATCGATCCGGACAACGATACGGTCAACAAGAAGTCCTGGCACGCCTTCGCCTCCCGTCGGGCGACGGAGATGACGAAAGAGGAGTTCGACTCTCTCGACGAGCACGGTGTCATCAAGGTCGGCACGAAGGTGAAGCCTGGTTCAGTGCTGATCACTGCCCTGTCCAAGAACACCAACACCAAGGGCGGCAGCGCCTTGGCGGCCCTCGGCTCTCGCTACAACAAGTTCTTCGCCTACAAGGACAAGAGCCTCGTCTGGGACGAGGACCACATGGGCGAGGTGGTTCGAGTCGTTCATCAGCCGAACGGCAAGGGCGTGAAGGTCTACGTCAGGACCGAAGAGCAGATGGTGGTCGGAGACAAGCTCTCTGGTCGTCACGGAAACAAGGGCATCATCACGCAGATCATTCCCGATCACGAGATGCCGTTCACGAAGGATCCCAAAGGTGAGCACAAGCCCCTCGAAGTTCTTCTCAACCCTTCAGGAGTTCCTACACGCATCAACGTCGGACAACTTCTGGAGACCGCCGCCGGAAAGATCGCCGAGAAGACGGGCAAGCCGTATGTCGTCAACAACTTCTCAGGACCGAACCACGACTACCGTTCTCAGGTTGTTGATGAGCTCAAGCACCACGGCATCAACGATGAAGAGCACGTCTTCGACCCGAAGGACCCGTCGAGGGTGATGGGCTCGGTCCTGGTCGGGCCGCAGTACCTGTTGAAGCTGCGTCACCAGGTCGAGAAGAAGCTCAGCGTTCGTGGCGGTGGCACGACACTCGACAACAAGCCGTTGACCTACAGCCTCGATCGTCAGCCGGTGAAGGGCGGTGCCCACGGTGGGCAGGGCTTCGGCCAGCTTGAGCTCTACTCGATGCTGGGACACGGAGCTCGGCACAACGTTCGAGAGATGGCGACGTACAAGTCCGACAAGCAGGACGACTCTTTCTGGGTCCGCATCCAGCAGGGGTTCGAGCCGCCTCCTCCTCAGGTCCCGTTCTCGTACAAGAAGTTCGAGGCGCTGCTCAAAGGCTCAGGCATCAACGTGCAGAAGGAGGGGACGGAGATCCGTCTCTTGCCTCTCACGGACAAGGACACTCTTCGTCTCGCCAACAACGGCAAGAACGAAATCACCAAGGGCAAGTACACCCTCCGTGCGAAGGACCTGAAGGAAGAGAAGGGTGGTCTCTACGACCCTCACGCCACGGGCGGGATCGAGGGCGAGAAGTGGTCCTTCATCCGCATGGCGGAGCCGATGCCGTCTCCCATCTTCGTGGGCGCCGGCAACCGACCAGGTCCGGTTCCGACCTTGCTGCACCTGAAGCTCGAAGACATCGACGCCATCATGGCCGGCAAGCAGGACCTCAACGGCAAGACCGGTGGTGCGGCCATCAAGTCCGCATTGCAGAAGCTTGACGTCGATGCCGAACTTCGTGGGGCCAAGGAGCGGCTCAAGACGGTGAAGGGAGCTCAGCTCGATCGTCTCCACAAGAAGGTGAAGTTCCTCACCGCTCTGAAAGAGAACGGCATGTCGCCCGCTGAGGCGTACATGACCCACTACCTGCCGATCATCCCGCCGGTCTTCCGGCCGATGACGCCGACAGACCGTGGGGACGTGAACACTCCGCCCATCGTTCAGCACTACAAGAACTTCGCCATCGTCAACCAGGCTCTCAAGGACTGGGACCCAGCGGTCTTCACGGAGAGCGATCGGAAGCCGCTCCAGTCAGCTCTCTGGGACGCCTACAAAGCACTCCAGGCAGTCGGCGACTACCGACCCGTCTACGACGAGTCGAGCGGTCGGAGGAAGCTCAAGGGCATCCTGGAGACTCTCGGTGGCTCTGGAGAAGGCGACCAGCCAAAGGACGCCTACTTCCAGTCGAAGCTCGTCAAGAGGCGGCAGAACCTCTCGATCCGTTCCACCATCATCCCCGAGCCGAACCTGCACATCGATCAGGTCGGCCTGCCGAAGAACGCAGCGATGGAGCTCTACAAGCCCTTCGTGGTCGCCCAGCTCGGACGCTGGGGCATGGATCCTCTCGTCGCTCGCAAGGAGATGAAGGACGGGACCGACTTCGCCTTCAAGGCACTCGAAGAGGTGGTGAAGGACCGCCCCATCCTCCTGAAGCGTGACCCTGCACTCCACAAGTTCTCGGTGATGGCGTTCCAGCCGAAGCTCATCGAAGGCAAGGCCATTCAGATTCACCCGCTCGTCACCGGTGGTTTCAACGCCGACTTCGACGGTGACACTATGGCCGGTACTGTGCCTCTGTCTCGTGAGGCAGTGGACGAGGCCAAGAAGATGTTCCCGTCGAGGAACCTCTTCTCCCCGACCACGGGCAGCGTCATGTACACGCCGAGCCAGGAAGCAATGCTCGGTCTCCACCTGATGTCGAAGTGGGGCAAGAAGACGACCAAGAGCTTCACTGACGGTGCCGGAGTCGACCGTGCTGCTGACAAGCACGAGATCGAGCACACGGACATCATCAAGCTCAACGGCAAGGACACCACTCTCGGCCGCATGCGCATCGCTGCGTGGCTGCCGAAGACCATGCATATGCGTGAGGGTGTTCTTCACGATCCGAGCTACGAGATCAACAAGAAGACGATGAGCCACATGGCGACGGATCTCGCCAAGAACCATTCAGAGCACTTCGCTCAGGCCATCGACGCCCTGAAGGATCTCGGCAACGAGCACTCCTACCAGACGGCGTTCTCCATCGGCTTGAAGGACCTGAAGCCCCTAGAAGGTCGAGACCGCATCCTGGCCGTCGCCCACAAGGAAGCGGATCAGGCCAAGAAGACCGTCAAGGGCAAGGACGAGCTCGATGCGAAGCTCGTCAGTATCTACTCGAAGGCGACCGAAGAGCTCGATGCCTCAGCTCGGCACCAGCTCGCTGGTACGTCGAACCGTCTTGCCACGATGGTCTACTCCGGGGCTCGTGGAAAGCCAGAGCAGCTCCGACAGATGATCGCTGCTCCGATGTTGATGCAGGATGCGACCAACCGGACCATCCCAACGCCTGTGACCAGGAGCTACTCCGAAGGTCTGGACATCGGCGACTACTGGCTGGCACAGCACGGCGCTCGCAAGGGAACCCTCCAGCGTGCTCAGGGCACCAGCGAGCCTGGAGCGATGTCGAAGGAGATCCTCAACTCGACGATGAACTACCTCATCACGTCTGAGGACTGCGGTACTACCCACGGCGTTCTGATGCCGCTCGAACACGAGGACATCCACGATCGCTTCTTGGCCAAGCCGTACGAGACGAAAGACGGCAAGGTCATCAAGGCCGGAACGCTCGTCACTCCAGAGATCTGGAGCCGGCTGAAGAACTCGAAGCACGACAAGGTCGTCGTTCGTTCTCCGCTCAAGTGCCACAAGGGCGAAGGCATCTGCGCCAAGTGCTTCGGTCTCAACGAGAACGGAACCCTCCACTCAGAGGGCACGAACGTCGGCATCCTCGCTGGCCAGTCGATGGGTGAACCGGCTGTGCAGATGGCGATGGACGCATTCCACTCCGGCGGCATCGCCGGCAGCACGAGAGGAGCGATGTCGGTCAGCCGTTTCGAGAAGCTGAACAACCTCCTCAAGGTGCCAAAGAAGTTGAAGAACGAGGCGACCCTCTCGAAGGTGACCGGCAAGGTGACGGACATCAAGAAGGATGCGGCCGGTGGTCACGACATCTTCATCGGTGACGAGCGTCACTACGTGCCGGTGAAGCTGCCGCTCATGGTTCAGATCGGGTCCGAGGTGAAGAAGGGTGATGCGATTTCAGAAGGTCACGTCAACCCTCTGCACCTCCTGAAGTACACCGACATGTCCAACGTGCAGAACCACCTCACGAACGAGCTCTACAATGGCCTCTACAAGAAAGAGGGCGTGCGGCGGAGGAACATCGAGACGGTGGTCAGGGCCCTCACGAACCTCACCAAGGTCGTAGAGCCAGGAGACTCGGACTACACGCCTGGAGACATCATCGCCCTTTCGAAGGTCGAAGAGAGAAACCGGGAGATGGCAAAGGGTGCCAGGCAGGTCGTTCACCGGCCGATGCTCCAGTCGGTCAACCAGTTGCCCATGCGGTCGAAGGACTGGATGGCCCGGCTCAACTTCCAGCAGATTCGTTCGACCCTTCAGGAGGGTGTGGCAACGAACATGAAGTCCGACCTCCACGGCACTCACCCGATTCCTGGTGTAGCGTATGGGGCCGAGTTCGGTAAGGCTCCGCCGAGCAAAGCCAAGTACGTGTACTGATGACTCCGACTCAGTCTGAGGTAATTGCAGCCAGGATCGAGTCCGGGATCATCCTGGACGTCGACATCACGACCTACACGGTCTCTGCTGCCACCGAGTTCTCGAAGAAGCCTCTGACCGGCATCAAGTTCGCCACGCCGTACCAGCACTACTCGAACGGTGAGGGCATCTACTTCATGCCGGAGGTGGGCAGCCTCTGTTGGATCTGTTCGCCCTCAGATCACAACCGGCCCTTCATCCTCGCATGGGGGCCAGCGTCCGAAGACGGAGATGCGAGGGCGAAGAAGAAAGACCTCAATCCGGGTGACATTTACATGGGCACCCGTGACGAGAACTTTCTGTTTCTGCGGAGAGGTGGAGTCGTACAGATAGGGGCTGGGCCTCTGTGCCAGAGGATCTTCCTGCCCATCGCCAACACCATCAAAGACTTCTGTGAGAACTACGGTCTCCATACTCTCGGTGGTGACCTCGAATGGAAAGTGGAACGAGAAGAGAGCACGACTGACGGGAAGAGACCAGCCTCTCTCTTGATCGCAGCCCGAGAGTTCGCAGACGACGAGGAGCCAATTGCCAAGCTTCTTATCGGTTCCCACGGTGATGGAGACGACCGTATTCTCACCCTTCTCATCAATGACAAGGGCAAGAGCGGCGCCGAGAAACAGATCGAGCTAAGTCTTGGTAAAGACGGCAAGCTCAAGCTGACGACGAAGAAGGACGCTGAGCTGGTGATCGACGGGGAGTTCAAGCTCACGGTAAAGAAGGCCATCACCATCAAGACGGAAGACAACTTCAACGTCGACTCAAAGAAGAAAGCGGAGATCAAGGGCAGCGACGGTGTCGACATCAAGTCATCAGGAGGCGACGTCAACATCGAAGGCTCGGGCCAGGTGAACTGCAAGCCAAAGCTCTACGCCGGCGGTGGGACCAAGGGAGTTGCTCTCGCCCCTCCTCTTCTGACATGGCTCGACAACCACATGCACTCGACAACGTCGCCTGGAGCTCCAACCGGCCCTCCCCTTTCCCCAACGACCCCTGACATCACCTCGTCGTCCCTGTTCGCCAAGTAGGAGATGAACATGTCTGAACCACTGTTCCTCGATCAGCTCCCAGAGCTCGACCGGTCCTTCAGGAAGGAAGCCGGTTTCGCAAGCCGCCTGTCGGAGAACATCGACATGTGGCCGCAGGAGCTCACCAGCGAGCTCTACAAGCAGCTCCCGTTCCTCTCGGACTACGAGGTGAACGTGAACCTGGCGAAGGTCGATCCGCAGCGTGGGTTCGCCTTTGGCTACGCTGACGTCTCGAACAAGACCGAGCGGCCGGAGGTCGAGCACCAGGAAGCAGGTCTCCCTCACATCCGCATCCCGCTGGTGATCGAAGACCGGGCCGTGAAGCCTTTCTCTGTCTTCCTCGACGGCGAGAAGGTGATGCCGATGACGGAGGAGCGGATCCGGGAGATTCTCTTCAACCCAGGCACGTTCGATCTCTCGACCTCGACTCCTCGGGACCCGAGCCTCGTCGAAGCGACCAACCCTCCGCAGCGCTCCGGCATCGGCCAGGGCGGTGAGTACAAGCAGGCGTCGGCGAAGACGAAGACGGCTGCGATGGTGCAGACGGTCACCAAGTACTACGGCGACGGTGGCCTCCAGGAGATCGTCGACTCGTGGATGTCCGAGCTCGACTGCATGAAGGACCCCAAGAAGAAGGAGGCCATGGTCAAAGAGGCCTTCAACCACATCTCGAAGCCGCAGTGGGACGCCATCTACAAGAGCGACGGCGTCATGAAGGCGGTCCAGAAGAACGGCACCGTTTCGCACCCCGAGGTGACCAACAAGGTCTACGAGACCGCCGCCAAGGTCTACGGCTTCCACCCGAAGGTGTACTCGAAGCCTCCTGAGATGAAGGCGATCGAGCAGAAAGCGAAGGACATCGCCAAGTCGACAGAGAAGAAGCCCGTCTCAGCGAAGGCGAAGACTGCCAGTGTTCTGGCGATGTCCGAGAAGAGGGCATCTCTGCTCGTTGCCATCGCTCCGACCATCAGAGAGAAGGATCGCTCATCGTTCATCGACAAGGTGGCCTCGGACCCGACTCTCCGAGCCGGCTTCTCTCGCAGCGGCATCAGCAAGACCCTCATCCAGGTGATGGACCAGGAGAAGTACGCCACCACCAACGAGATGATGAAGAACCTGGCCGACCGCATTCAGCCCACGGCCGTCACCATCCAGAAGCTGCCGGGCGGAGACTTCCTCTTCAAGACCGCCAACACCGGTGCGTTCTCTCCTCAGACAGCACAGGGAGAAGTTCTGCCTGGAGACGAGGCTGCCGAGGCGATGGGCCAGGAGCAGGCCATGGCCATGCAGCCAGGTCAGGTCGCCACTGCGGTGGCGGACCCAGCCGAAGAGCAGCCGCTCTACACGACCAACGAGAAGGCGGTCGACGAGTTCGGTGAGTGGCTCGTTCAAGACGCCATGGGCAATCAGATCATGGGCTGGGTCTTCCCCCAGATGCTGTCGTGGGACGGGGAGTTCACTCCGCAGCCCATCGCCCTCTTCACGAACGGGTCGGCCTACGCCGTTCAGGACACCATCGCCGGTCGTCTCGTCGGCAAGGGCACGACCTTCCCGGTCGATGAGCCTCGTGGCGACGGAGTCTTCTACTCGTCCGAGGGCGGAGGTGCTGTCTGCACCGCCCCGATCACCATCGGCTCGACCGCAGCCGGCCCTGACGGGAACCAGATCCTCATGGGTCAGGATCTCTTCGGCAACCAGATTCAGGTCCACCTCGCCGAGGGAATCGCTCGCCCGACTCGGGTTTCCGATGTCGAGTACGCCTTGCCCAAGAGCTGGAAGTTCATGCGGCTCAACGGCCAGACGCAGCTCGCCTCTGACCCAGTGGCGATGAACCAGGCCACGAAGCACGCTGCTGCGAAGAGCGGTGTCACGCTCTTCTTCAACGGCTCCTTCAACCTCGAAGGTGGCTGCGGTCTCAACAAGCTGGCCCGTGACTTCCGCCAGGATCTCGATCCCGTCACCACCGAGTTCATGCTCGGTGTTCTCGGCGTCGAAGGTCCAAAGGCCAAGCAGAAGATGGCCGAGGCCCGGAAGAAGGGGACCGTCAAGCTCGCTGGTCTGAAGACCATCACCCTGCTCGCCGAGAGGTACGCAGAGGCGACCAAGACAGCGTCGGCTCTCATCTCGAAGATGCCGAACCTGCGCCGTGACCTGACGAAGGAAGCCGCAGCTCTGGACGATGAGAGCACGGTGGACAGCCTCCTGGCCCTCAACTTCATCAACCCGGAGAACCTGGGCATCTTCGTCTCGTACATGCCGGACCTGGAGGCAACTTCGGAGAAGCTCGCTGAGATGCTTCTGTCGAGCTACCTCGGCATGAAGCAGCTTCCAGAAGGGGCCATCGAGAGAGGTATGAAGAACCTCGAAGAGGTCCTGGTCGCCCTCAAGGCCGTTCAGCACGCGGAGGCGTAATGCCCGAGGTCTTCACCAACCACATCGTCAACCTCAACAAGCATCCGGCGGAGCACTACCTCCGGTACTTGTTGCTCCGTGAGCCAGGCATCACGGATGCGATGCTGACGAAGGCTCTGGACGACTGGGGCTTCCTCCAGCCGGCTCCGACGTTCTGGGGCTTCCTGCGCCAGAAGATGGCAGAGCTCCCACCGGCGTTCGACCCAGCGAGCCGCACCCACCTTCCCTCGATGCGGTACCTGAGGGACATGAAGGTCTACGACCTCTTCTACCCGACTGAGGCTGTTCAAGAGGCCTGGGACATCTTGGCGGACCCGAATCGACGTCTGCTCGTAGAGCAGGCACTGATGGGCCGGCTGGAGCTCAAGACCACCGCTCAGAAGCTGAACAAGAAGTACAACATCTTCCTCACCGCAGACGGTCTCCAGGCGTTCTACCACTTCTTCTGGAACGTGAAGCTGATGACGTTCGATGAGTGGGGCCGCTTCCTCTACGGTCGCACGGCGATGTACGAACGCCACATGGCCCTTCTTCATGGGCCTCCGTCCCTCGTCTACTTCCATCTCCGTCTCGACCAGACGATCGAGTCGAAGAGGATGATTCAGCGGGTGCAGGAGATCTCCTTCCACAACATCGAAGAGGTCAACACCAAGCCCGGAACGATGCCAGACAAGGTGAAGTCCATCGCCCTTCTCAGCAAAGTCGTCGTCGAGTGCCACAACGCTCTGTCGACTTCCGACATGGCTCTCAAGGACGTGCTCCAGCAGTTCGAGCGCTGGCGCATGGAGCACCCGATGGGCTCTCCTCCATCCATCCACGAGCTCGCTCCGGGCGGGAACTACACGAGCAGCGGGGCTGACGAGAAGAAGAAGGAAGAAGAGGTTCACTGATGCCGTTCAAGTCAGAGGCCCAGCGGCGACTGTTCCACGCGAAGGCAGGTCGTGGAGAGATGTCCGAGAAGATGGTTCACGAGTGGGAGCACGCCACTCCTAAGAAGGTGAAGAAGAAGCTTCCGTATCACGTGAAGAAGGCTTCCATTCCCGTGATGGCTCAGCTCGCGGTAGCTTCAGACGCTTTCGACAAGAGCCTTCGTGGCTGGGAGAAGAAGGGCATGGACAGCGTCAGCATCGCAGCGTTCTTCGACGAGTTGGAGAAGCTCGGGATGGCCAAGGAGGCCAACGAGCTGACGGTTGCTGGTCGGGCGCTTGGTGGCTTGGCTCGCACTGCTCGGACGGAGATGAAGGCTGTCTCCCCGGCTCTCAAGACAGGTGTCACTCAAGCAATGCCGGCTCTCAAGCCTCGTGCAGCAGGCATGCATGTCGCCGGTGGCTTCTCTTCCACCAAGGCTCCCGTCAACATCGGTGGCGGTGCAGCGCATGGAGCAACGAACGCTGGAGTGCTTCCGCAGTCTCTGGGTGGCGGTGGGTTGACCAAGACTCACGTCAGGCCTCAAGGCTCTCCAACGGCGCAGGCGTCGAACCTGCGTCGCAACCTCGCCATCGGTGGGGCCGTGGGTGGCGCCATGGTGGCCGGGCACATGATGCCCCATCACCAACAGCAGCAACCGCAGCAGCCTCAGCGCTTCTGAATCGGGCGAAGATCCGAGTACAGGAGACAGAGCTCGGCTTCTCGTAGACCCAGAGAGGGCTGAGCTCGAAGGAAGGTCACTTCCTTCGTTGACTCCGTTGGTGGCAAGGGCTGCATCTCGGACATCCGACTACTCGATTCGAAACCCGTCTACAAGAGGGGCTGCAAGAACTCATTCGAGTGCTATGGTACAGAGCGCCGTAGGTAGAGGGATACGGAGTTCTTTCAGCACACGAGGGCACTATGGAATGGACTGAGCAGCAGACCCAGACCCGAGAGAAGTTGCAGGTCGATGAGGCAAGAGCTCGTCTCCTGACCGAAGTCAGGAAGGAGAGTCTGCCGGTCGTTCAGAAGGAAGCCGACAGAGGGACCCGTCCCTTCGAGAAGGTCGACTTCCAGCCCATCAAGGGAGTGCACACCTTCGAGGCCGAGTTCGGCGTGAAGGGTGACGACGTCATCTACCACGTCTGGCCGTGGGGCTACCACGATGCGGACCGCAAGAAGGACGAGCGCCTGCCGGCGTTCAAGAAGGACTTCGAGAAGACCCTCAGCATGGTGATGGCGAAGGTCTTCGGTCAGGGCCGCTGCGATCTCAGCTTCGATGCCGACATCGGTGCGTGGTTCGTGAAGGTGAACGGCTTCGGCACGAACCAGTTCTTCCGGAACATCTGCATCGAGGCAGCGATGGAGCTGCACAAGGCGATGGGCGGCAAGGACTGAGAGCTAAAAACAGAGAGGTTCGTCCTCTCTGTTTCCCTTTCAGGGCGTGTTGAGGACCAGTTCTTCGAGGTCCCTGACAGTGTTGAAGAGCTTCTGCATGTTCCCCTGCACCTCTCCGACTTGGATGTGGATCGCACCGATCTGGCATCTCAGGATGTACAGCACCTGGATGAGCTGAAGCGGCAAGAAGCCGTAGCAGCCAACGCAAAGACCGGCCGATGAATTGGTCCAGTCGTTGGATCTGATCAGCACCATCTGGTTGCAGCAGAGACAGGGGACCTGGCTATCGAACCCTGGTGGTACCGTTGTTTGTCTCATACATGAACTTCTTGCAGTAGTGTCTCCGGTGAAGGTACCTACTCGTGTCTTGAGGGTCTACGAGTAGTCCGTACTTCCTTATACCGTCTTCATGAGACTTCGTGCCGTAGCCCTTGTTCTCGTTCCAGGCGTACTGAGGGAACCTCTTCGAGTACGAAATCATCATCTCGTCTCGGGCCCACTTGGCGATGATCGATGCGGCCGAGACTTCTCGGTGGTTCACGTCGGCTTTCGGCTCAACGATGATGCGCCCAGGGCGGTATAGGTCCTTGAAACTCTGGACCCCGATGTTGCCGTCGACCACCAGGACGTCGTACTGGACCCTCAGTTCTCCAAGTGCTCTGCGGTACGTCATCTGAAGGGCTTCAGAGGGGCCGTATCGATCGATCTCCCATGGCCAGGCCCAGCCAAGCCCAACGTCCCAGGCTGCTGCACAGATGGGGAGGTAGAGGTTGCCTCTCTGTTCTTCAGTCGTCTTCTTCGAGTCCTTCACTCCATGTGGCAGGAGAAGAAGATCTCGTTCTCGGAAGACGGCAACGGCGGCGATGTACGGGCCCGAGAGAGCACCGATGCCGACCTCATCGAGGCCAGCTCTGACTGGTGACATGTTCACTCCAGTGGGTGCTTCTTCCGGGGCAGGCCGAGCCGTCTTTTGATGATGACGTCGGCTACGAGGCAGCGTTCTGTGTCGGCTGCTTTTCCTTGCGGAACGCCGTCATTCTTTGCGGCGTACATCTGAAAGAGGTTCCACACCAGCATCAAGTTCTTGCCCGAGATCTTCTCCGGGAAGTCGACTCGAATCCTGTAGACGAGTGGGTTGACGGTGCTTTTGACCTCGTGCCGGACCTGCTGGCCAAGAGCTCCTTGAATGGAGTGGATGAAGCCATCTACCCAGGCCAACGGTGGCGGTAGCATCTTGCAATCCCTTCTCGCTTCAGTACGGTATGGGGATTCATGTACGAAGACAACGTTCTATCCAGCGACGAGTATCGACGGAAGTTCGGCTCCAACGTCGTCTTGTCCGAGAGCGGCAGGCTTGAGCTCAAAGAGGAATGGGACTTCGAGCCGGACCTCGATGAAGCCCTCTTGGATGAGGACATCCTACGACGCAACGCACGCCTCATGGGCGTCATGCCTTCCGAGTTCGTGCAGTTCGCCATCAAGGTGCCAGACAAGAAGGCCCAGAAGCACGTGCCCTTCTCCTTCGAAGGCCGTGAGTACCTGAAGCTCCCGTATGACACCTCGGCGAAGCGGACTCTCTTCAAGTGCGGCCGGCAGGTCGAGAAGTCGACCTTCCTCGGCAACAAGAGCCTGGCGTACGCCTGCATCAACAACGCCTTCAACATCCTCTACGTCTCGCCGACCAACCAGCAGACGAAGGTGTTCTCGCAGGACCGTCTGAAGGAGCCCATCGAGACCTCGGACTCGCTGCGAGCTTGGACGACGACGAAGCTCTCGGACAACGTCTTCCTCAAGAAGTTCATCAACCGGAGCCAGATCACCCTCCGCTACGCCTACCACAACGCCGACCGAACCCGTGGTATCCCCGCCGACCTCATCCTGATCGACGAGCTCCAAGACGTCATCACGGACAACATCCCCGTCATCGAAGAGTGCGCCTCTCACTCTCCATTCAAGCTCTTCATGTACTCGGGGACGCCGAAGTCCTACGACAACGCCATCGAGCATTATTGGTCGGCGTTCTCGACACAGAACGAGTGGGTCGTTCCTTGTCAGCGCCATGGGACTCCGAAGGATCCGTCCTCGTGGCACTGGAACGTCCTCGGCGAGAACAACATCGGTTCAGACGGTCTCGTCTGCGACAAGTGCAAGCAGCGTATCCACGCCATGAGTGCAGAGTCCTGCTGGGCGTCGATGAACCCCACCGTTCGTCGGCCGCCTCAGGAAGGTGGTCTCGGAGACAAGGCCTACGAAGGCTTCCGAGTTCCCCAGGTGATGGTGCCGTGGCTGGAGTGGAACGAGATTCTGGTCAAGTACACGACCTACCCGCCCTCTCAGTTCCACAACGAAGTTCTCGGTCTTTCGTACGACTCTGGCACTCGTCCGCTCACTCGCCAGGACATCATGGACAACTGTGCCAACGAGTTGCTGATGGACCAGGCGACCTTGGACATGATCCGCCACAACCTTGGCGGAAGCAGCCCGGTCTTCGCTGGCATCGACTGGGGTACTGGCGAAGGTTCGTACACGGTTCTCTCACTCGGCGCATACATGCTGAATGGGTTCTTCTGCATCTTCTACATCCACCGGTTCGAGCACCAGGACACCGAGCCGCAGGTGCAGCTCGACAAGATCGACCAGATCATCAAGGCCTGGAACTGCATGGTGGTCGGCGTCGACTACGGCGGTGGCTTCGACCGCAACGATCACCTGACTCGCAAGTTCGGTCCCGAACGCATTCGGAAGTACCAGTACTCTCAGCCTGGGCAGAAGGTGCAGTGGCACCCCGAGCTCTCTCGGTTCTTGGTTCACCGCACCGAAGTGATGTCCGACGTCTTCAACGCCATCAAGCGTCGCAACGTCTTCCGGTTCCCGAACTGGGTCCACTTCGAAGAGCCGTTCTCGAAGGACATGCTGAACATCTTCTCGGAGTACAACGAGCAGCAGCGGCAGATTCAGTACAAGAAGACCCCCGATGCGACGGACGACTCGTTCCACTCCATCCTTCTCTGCACGCTGGCATCGATGCTGAAGATCCCCCGCTTCGACATCCTGAACCCCACTGCCAAGACGGGCGTCCAGTCTGAGGACTAAGAGAAATACCGGGAGCGAGCTCATCCTCCCGGTACTCTCTGGCCGCACTAGGCCGCAGCAGACGGCATCGTCGGCTCGTTGGGCCGACGAGGAGCCTGCCGACGAGGAGCCTTCCGCTCGTCGAAGTCCTTGTTGCCCCCAGCGTACATCTCTTCCTCGCTGACGATGTTGCCGAAGAGGTTCCAGCCGAAGTACTCGGCGATGCGCTTGCCGAGCCACTTGGCACCCTGGTACGCCACGAACATGACGACGCCACCGATGACCAGCCTGGCCGGCGTCACGTTCGAAGTGCTCACGCCCTTGATCCGACCCCAGAGCGTGAGGTTGTAGCTCTCGCCCTGAGCCGCAGACGCCTCGGCCTTCAGATCGTTCTTCTCGACGAGCTTCTTCAGGAAGTCCCTGGAGGCCGGCGTGTCGTTGAACAGGAAGTGCGTCGAACCGCCCGCCTTCACCTCGACCCGAACATCACCTTCGGGGGTCGGCACGTGTGCCTCCCCAGTTGCCGGCTTCAGACTGACACCCGGCCGAGGCAACTGATGCACCGTCTCCGTCTTCTCGATTTCCATCTTCGACTCTCCTCCCAATGGGGATTGAACATGGGCAGGTTTATCCGGCCCAAGTCCTTATCCCGGAGGAGGGGGTCTAATTGCCCAGCCGACGGGCAAGGTCCTCTTTGCCCCCACCCAGGTACTTGTGCAGGCCCTTGGTATGGCTCTCCCTGGTCAGCTCCACCCACAGGAGGATGATCGATCGAAGGGACTTCCTGCACTCGTTGAGCTCCAGGTGGTGGGCAAGCCACGTACGGGTCTCTTTGCACCGCCTGGGGTTCGAGACGAAGTCCATGAGGTAGAGACAGAGGTCGAAGAGGGTCTTCCAGAACTCTGGTTTGGCCCCTGCCCGGTGAATCATCTGGAAGGTGAGCTCATCCATGCGCTGGAAGAGCGAGACCCAGAGACCGATCTCCGGTGAGGTGATGTCCTTCTTCTGGAGGTACCACTCTGCGTTGCTCACCAGCTTCAGGGCCTCGTCCGTGCCTGGACGGAGGGGTGGGTGCTCCTCGATGCCGTGTATCTTCTGGAATACGGAGACCTTCATCTCCAGAGTCTTGATCCTGCCCAGCAGCTCCAACAGCGTGCGGTTGTTCAGAGCGGGCAGGTCTGAGCCCAGTCCTTCAGCGAGCTGCTCGACATCTTCCCGCCGAAGTACTACTTCTCCATCCTCGACGTCCTTTCGGAGCCGCCCCTTCTTGACGTAGTTGTGGACTGTGCGTTTGCTACACTTCAGCAGCTTTGCGGCGTCTTCGAAGGTCACGAAAGTTCTTCCCATCTTGTCCTCCCAACAACTACCCTCCAACAGACTGACTCTCTTCAGATTCGGAGTCTAAATCACATGTCAGACGAGCTCACGAACTACCTGATGACCGGCTCTCGGCATGCCTCTGTCTCGGCCGAGGCTCTGGAGCTGATGGGCAAGCAGGCAGCCAACCGGTTCCTGAACGAAGGTCTGGCTCTCAACGAGTCGATCTGCAAGCTCGCCGGCGAGCACAAGGACATCAACGGCGACCAGATCAAGCGCATCGTGGAGTTCGCGAACACCGCTGTCTACCTGGCGAAGCACGACCAGAGCAAGACGGCAGGGGCAGAAAGCAGCTACCCCCAGTTCCAGCTCGCAGACGCTGGCCGCATCATCCAGGAGATGTCGGACGGTGCCCGGCCCACGGTCACGACTCCCGTCGACATCGAGTACTCGAAGATGCCGCAGAAGTCGAAGACGGCGTCAGCTCACGTCTCCTCGATGAAGGACTCGGTCATCGAGACGATGTTCGGCATCAAGAAGGCCTCCTCTCAGGAGGTCACTCGTGACCAGGCCGTGAAGCAGGTGATGGACACGAAGGCCGAGCTCAAGGCTTTCAAGGACACGCTGTCGTACGACGGTGAGCGGCACGAGATGGCCCTCAAGGAAGCCCAGGCGGAGTACTACGCCATGGTGAAGAACCACCTCCTGGAGGGCAACAGCTTCAGCGACGTCCTTGTCGCAGCCCAGAGCTCCGGGTCCGACAAGCAGAAGATCGCCGAGGCGTTCCGACCCATCGTCGAGCGTCTCCTCACCGAGAAGGTCGCCTCACCTCTCCAGCTCAAGATCATGACCGAGCAGTTGGAGAAGCTGGCGCACAGGGTCGTGAACGAGAAGCACCCGTTCGTTTCGACCTTCCGCTCCATGCTCGCTCTGGAGGCGGAGATCGACAAGGTGGCGATGTCTCTCGAAGACGTCAACGCTCAACTCGGTCGGGTGGACGGCTTCATCAAGGAGCAATTCCTTGCTCGCTCGGCTCGCTAAGCTGGCCTCGATCTCCATCGCTCTTCGGAGAGCGCCAATGGAGAAGATGGCCATCCTCGGGGTCCTCGGCACGCTTGCCGGGAAAGCTGCCATCACCGCAGCAAAGCATCCAGTCGCTACTCTCACCGCTGCGACGGTGATCCCAGGTGCCAAGGGCGAGTACGACAAGAACAAGAAGAAGTTCCAAGAAGCCCAGGGGCAGCCCCTACCGCCAGGAGTTGGATGATGGACAAGAGATACCTCGAAGCAGCCAACCAGGCGGAGCCAGAGCTGATGCAGAAGACGGCGCAGGCCCTGTCTCTCATCGAGAAGCTGGCACCCGAGTTCCTGCCCGACGTCCTCCAGGAGTTCGAGACGATCGCCAGTGTCACCACCGAGAAGCTGGCAGCGGCCCCGAGCGCTGCTTCAAGTCGGGTGTTCTCTTCTCCCGTGGGCCAAGCTGCCATCGGAGTCGCAGCCTCCATCGGCGTGGGAGTCGCAGCTTCTCTGGGGTCTGCCATCGCTGCGGACCTCTTCGACACGGCCAAGAGAGGCCTCACCAAGGCTCGGGACCTTCGCCGCATCATGGCGAGCAACCCGAAGCTACGTGAGGAAGTGAACGATCCGGAACGCCTGAAGCCGGCGTTCAACGCCCTTCACCACTACGCCCCGGACCTCATGAAGGATCCGCTGGTCGGAGGCTCGCTTCTCAAGTCTCTGGCGAATCAGGCACCGGGCAACGAGCACGTGCTGATCCGGGACCTCATCGGTTCTCGCAAGAACCTGGTCGACATCCGGAACAACCAGTTCCGTCTCGACCTCAGGGAGATGGGCAAGAAGCAGGAGAAGAAGGAAGGCCCACTCCACTACCACCTGCATCAGGAAGAAGGAAAAGGCCGCAAGGTCTTCGGCTTCAAGAAGGGGCCAAGACCGGACAACACCCCTGGCTCCACGCCCACGAACGACTGACGACTGATGGACAAGCAGGTCCAATTCTTCGGCAAGACCGCTTCCGGCATCTTCTGTCAGTCCCTTTTCGGCTCAGCCGGGGCTTTCGAGAAGACAGCCGGTGCGCCAGCCTTTGCCGACTGGGCCAACGGCGACAGACTTCGCCACTTCCTCTCGCAGATCTCCAAGAAGAACCGCCAAGAGAACGCCTACGTTCTCGTCAATGCGCTCGGAGCTGGTGAGTACTTCGGCTCCAACATCAACGCCGACTACTTTCCCTGGAACGCTCTCGCTCACCAGGGTGACGACTACGGCTACCTGACGTTCCTCAAGGCCCACGCCTTTCAGCACCACGTGAACAAGGACCCGAGCCGGGCTTTCGGCAAGCCGGTCCTCTCTCTGCTCAACCCGTACATGAAGCGGGTCGAGCTCATCGTTCAGCTCAACAGGGAGAAGGCGAAGCTCGAAGGTGCAGACGGCATCATCGCTCGCATCGACGCCGGGGAGTTCCCCGACGTCTCGATGGGCTGCAAGGTCCCCTACGACATCTGCATGGTGTGCCGCCACTCGTCCAAGACCAAGGACGACTACTGCGAGCACATGCTGCCGCCAGAGCACCTGCGGCATCTGTACGGCCCGAACAAGATTCTCCCGAACGGGCTGAGGTGCTGCGTCGAGAACACCCACCCTCGCTTCTTCGACATCTCGTTCGTCTTCATCGGTGCGGACAAGACGGCCAAGGTGATGGCGAAGCTGGCGTCGAGAGGCCAGTATGTGTGTCTCGGCGACGTATGCTCGATGCCTCGTCTCTCGTCTGAGGTCGCTTTCATGATCCAGGTGCCCAGCACCTACGGGGTCGAGAAGACCGCTTCAGCGCACTGCGAGTGCGGATGCCCAGACGAGTGTTCGGAGATCGACAAGCTCGGTTTCGCCATGACTGGCAAGAAGCCGACGAAGACGGCCGCTCAGCTCAAGCTCAGTGAGATCGTCAAGACCGTCCCGGCTGGTGCCTTTTCGATGTCGTCTCTTCCGAAGTTGGAGAAGGACGAGATCACCATCTCAAGGAGCGCCCTGGATGAGATGGCTGAGCACGACCTCGGCTCCTGCTGCTCGACGGCTGGGATGATGGGCATCGTCCTCAAGCCTCGTGAGTTCCAGAGGCTGGTGCTGATGCGCATGGGCGAGGGTGGGCTCGCAGACAAGCTCGACGACAAGAATGAGGTCTTCAAGCAGACGGGAGACTTCGACGAATCAGTGGCCGTCGACAAGAGCCGTTTCAATGAAGAACTGAAGAAGCTCTTGGAAGGTCTGATCGGTCAAAGAAGCGGTCTTGGAAGTCCTCTACAGGGAAGAGTGATTCGCATCACGGTGACAAGCAAAAAGCCTCTTCCCACTGAGACTCAGGTAGACCATCCTTTGTTGAGTAAGATCGGCGCTGCCTACAACGGCTACCGTCGTTCGCTCATGCAGAAGCTGTCGCAGGCCGAAGAAGTGATTCAGAACGACCCGAAGTTGAGAGACGCAGTAGTTGGGAGCCAACTGGTAGACATGTTCACGAAGACCGCCAGCGCCCCGATGATCTCTCTCGACTCGCTTTCGTACTTCTCGGGCGTTCATCTTCAGAACCGGGACCTGCTTCTCGACACTCCGATCGATGTCGGAGTGATTCCGCAGTACCCCCAGGCCTAGAGGTCTCGACCTTGAAGACGGCCATCTTCCAGAAGTTCATTCGTTGAAGGAGACACAAGATGGATCCCAAGCTCGCAGAGGTGTACAAGACCAACCAGGCCGACGAGACCGACCTCGAAGCCATCGCCACGGCAGCTCTCGCCGAGAAGCTGGCGTCTGACGAATCAGTCGACGTCAGTGGCCTGAGCGACGAAGAGGCAGAGACGCTGGCCGCTTCGATCCTCGATGGCGACTCGGCTGCCGAGGAGACTCCGGCAGAAGAGCAGACCGAAGCAGAAGGCGACGAAGGTGAAGAGGGCGAAGAGAAGACGGCCGGCGAAGAGGGCGAGCAGCTCACGCCCGAGCAGGAGAAGATCGCCGAGGCCGACTACCTGGGTCGCGTGATGGCGCACGCCTACGTGGCGGAGCGCAAGGAGATCGAGAAGGAGGCCGCTGCCAAGACGAAGACGGCCAACAAGCTCGACAACCTGAAGGGCGCAGTGGCCATGACTGGCGCTGCGGCTTCGAAGCACAAGGACACTGCCAAGGCGGCGCTGAAGTCGGGCGCAGGCAAGGTCGGTGACTTCATGGCCAAGAACAAGGGCAAGGCGATGGCAGCAGGTGCCGCCGCCTCGGCAGGAGCTGGCTTCGCAGCCGGCCGCAAGTCGAAGAAGGCATCGGCTGAGCAGCCGGCAGAGGAAGAGCAGCAGCTCTCCGCTCTCGATCAGCTCGCCGTCGTTCGGGCTCACGAGATCCTGAAGGAGCACGGGATCGACCCGAACGCCCAGCAGGAGACGGAAGAGAGCGAGAAGAAGAGCTCGATCAACGAGGAGCAGGCAGCTCTGCTCGCTCAGAAGGTCGACGAGCGGGCCCTGGCGATGATCGCCAACGCCGGCTACGAGCTCCCGGCCAAGGAAGAAGAGGCTCCGGCCGAGGAAGCTGCGAAGTAAGACATCAGGCGTACGGGCTCCTGGGGCAGATGTATCTTTGCAGGCCCCAGGAGCTTGTCTGAGGAAACGACGAACATGTCCAACAGAAGAATCAGCTTGGAGATGTTCTTGGGGTTCTCAGACGAACTCAAGAAGATTGCCACCACCACTCAAAACACGGCATCATCGGTTGCGCAGGTAACGAAGCCGGTGATGGCCAACAAGCCAAAGCTGCCCAAGTTGGTCTCAAAGCCACAGACACCACCAGAAACTTCTCCCGTTCAAGACCACCTTAGCAGTATGAAGGCAAACCCACCTCCTCCCGTGACGCAGTAAGGAGACGCCGAAATGATCTCAAAGCTCGCAGGCAACCTTCCGCTCGCCGATATGGTCGCTCGGATCATCGACGACTCCCGCGTGAAGATCGCTGCCGCAGAAGGCAAGGACGAGAAGGTCAAGAAGCTCGTCGACTACGAGAAGAAGGAACACGGCCACGTCCCCTCCGTGAAGGAAGAGAAAGAGGAGAAGGACAAGGAAGCCTCGGCGATCGACTTCGCTGATCCAGAAGAGGTCGAGAAGCTCGCCTCGGCGCTGGAGACGGTCGGCGATCAGCTCATGAAGACGTCGGCCGACGAGCAGGACCACGGGGCCGAGTACAAGGGTGGCGGTCAGACCCTCGCCGTCATGAAGCCCGTTTCCGGCAAGCAGAACTACGGCAAGGACAAGTCGAAGGCGCACAACGTGCCGATGTCGACCGAGAGCCAGAAGGGTGATGCCGGCGGACCAGCCCCCACCCAGGTCAAGAACGATCACGCCAAGCGTCCCGGTGGGACTCCGTACCCCAAGAAGGGCGTCATGAAGACGGCGGCCGAGTCGGTGCTGGACAAGATCCGCTCCGCTGCTGCCCCGAAGCCGACGACCCTGAACGAGGACGTCGGTCACGAAGACGACACCGCCGAGGTCGAGGAGCAGGCCAAGACCGAGAAGCCGAAGTCGGCTTCCGTCGCCCGCCTCCAGGCTGCTCTGGCTCCCAAGGACGAAGAGTCCAAGGAAGAGACCAAGCCGGCCGAGGTCGTCACCTTCGACAAGAAGGATGGCGAGAAGAAGGCTTCCGCCGTCGACTTCATCCTCGGCAAGATCGCCAACGTCGAGAAGAAGATGGGCGGCGAGACGCTCGACTCCAAGTCGGGTGACGGCCCCAAGCCTCCGTCGGGCGGCACCAACAGCGCTCGTTCGATGATCGATTCCAACGCTGCCGCGACCAACGCCAAGAAGGTTCAGGCGAAGGCGCCGCAGAAGAAGCTGATGGCCGAGGTGCTCACCGAGCCGATGATGTCCAAGGCTCACGACGCCAAGGTCCAAGAGAACCTGCGGAATGCCGCCAAAGGCGGCGTGAAGATCGCAGCGGCACGGGAGCTCCTCAAGAAGATCGCTGAAGAGGGCTGCACGTGCGACGGGAAGGGCGAGTGCAAGCACTGCAAGATGAAGAAGGCGATGGAGAAGAAGAGCATGGGCATGCCCATGACCGGCTCCTCCACGACTTCGACGCCCGCTCCCTCGATGTAAGAGGCCAAAGTCCAAGGAGAAACGCCCATGATGAACAAAGTCAGTGCAGCACAGGCGGGCCAGATGATGAAAGTGGCCGCCGAGAACCTCCGGGCGCTCTCGGAGGAGAACAAGACGGTCAAGGCGAAGAACGAGGAGCTCCAGACCAAGGTCGCCGGCTTCGAGCGTGACAAGCGCATCGAGAAGGTCGCCAAGGCGATGGAGTCCAAGGGTCTGAACCCCGAGCTCAGCCTGGAGGAAAAGGTCGCCAGCCTTCGTCAGCACGAGAAGCTGGAGGTCCTCGAAGAGGCAGTCAACCTCTCCGCCCCCCAGATGAAGCTCGCCTCGGTGGCTGAAGGCGGCCACGTGACGGTCGAAGGAAGCGACAGCGATGGAGACAACGCTGCCGATGCTTTCGCCGCCAATCTCTCCACGATCGAGTGAGGCCTCCCACCGCTGTTTGAACTTCACACCAACACACTTTGAAGGAGTAACAAGATGCCTGGACCAAACTTTCAACTGGTCACCGAGATTCAGACCCTGACTCGCCGGGACTTCTACCTGGCGGACCAGACTCTGGTGAACCCGTTCAACGCCAACCCAGTGATCGACGGCGAGTGGCTCGTCATCGACACCAACTACAACCTCGCTCGTGGCACGGGTGAGGGCACCGATCCGAACGTGTTCCCGGTCTTCACCGAGCGTGGTCGCTACGACACGCAGGCCATCGGCAAGGTCAGCACGCTGATGCTGGGCATGTACGAGGCCCAGACGAAGGTGATCGACACCACCGCTCTGGCCCTGGGCGACTCCCTGACGGTTCAGGACGTCACCTACCAGTCGCTGACCCGCCGTGGCGTGAAGAAGGACGCCGCCGGCGCCGGCCGTGTTCGGGTCGGGTACGTGAGCAAGCTGCTCGACGGCGGATTCGTCCGCTTCGTGCACTTCGGCAACCAGAAGATGTGAGCGAGGAAGTCCAACAAACACCAACTTGGACGTAGATACCCTCGTCCACCCAAAGAAAGAAACAGGAGACAGACCATGAGCGCAGTCCCAGCAAAGGTCCTCAACGAGATGTTCTTCGAGAAGATCGGATCCTCAGCGGGCAAGGACAAGATCGCAGAGTTCGGCGGGTCGTACATCCGCGACCGTCTGCGTGAAGTCAGCTTCGCCAGAAAGATCGTTCCTCCCACGAACGTGCAGCGCACCGAACTCCAGCGGTCGGTCAACCACGACACGCTGGTGAAGATCGTCGACATCGAGCCCAACTCACGGGCGATGGCGCTGACCTTCCGTGGCCAGCCCACGGCTCGCCTCATCAGGGCGGCCCGCTACGAGATCCCGTTCTTCACGATCGCGAGCGAGAAGTTCGAGAAGTACGAGCAGGAGCTCCTGGCGTACGAGATGCCCATCACCAAGATCATCGAAGAGAACTCGGTGAAGGACATCCAGGAGATCGAAGACCGGCAGTTCCTGCTGTACGTCGAAGCCTGCATCCAGGCGGTGCAGCTCGACGTGAACGGCTCGGCCACGGGCTTCCGGACCTCGGCGGTGCTCGCCGCCACGGTCATCGGCTCGGCGGTGGTGAAGGGTGAGGGTGCTCTGTCGCAGGCGACGGACAACTTCACGATCAACCCGGTGCTGAAGCCGGACTTCATCAAGCTGAAGAAGCTGCTCCACCGCAAGAAGCTGCGTGCGGAGCGGGTTCTCATCACGGAGCCGGACTACGACGACATCTCGGCCTGGACCATCCAGGACGTCGGCATGACGATCGCCGGCGAGACGGCAACCGAGGGCTGGAAGTCCAACACGGTGACCGGACTGAAGATCATCCGGACCATCAAGACGGACCTCCTCCGTGAAGGCAACATCTACTGCTTCACGGCGCCGGAGTTCTTCGGCCGGTTCTACATCCTCAACCAGACCAAGTTCTACATCGACAAGATCGCGAACCTGATCACCTGGATGAGCTGGGAAGACATCGGCATGGGCTTCGGCAACATCGCCGCCGTCGTCAAGCTGGAGCTCTACTCGGGCTCGGTCACCCCCGGCGCAACCGACACCGGCTTCGCAGCCGCCCTGCCGGTCTCCGAGGAGAACCTGTCCACGGTGAACAACCGTGCCGACGCTGGCCTGACCTACCCCCAGGTCGACCAGTTCTAAGCGAGTCCATCGACTCTTGGCCGTAACTGGCTGAGTCCGAGAGGAAGGAAGGGATGTTCCTTCCTTCCTCTTGCTGTTTGTGGGCCCAAGATGGAGTAGCTTGGACCTTCAAGCAGCAATAACTGAAAGGACCTGTCGATGTACGTCATCACCAGGGGGTTTCAAGAGGGGAAGCAGCTTTCTACTGCGCAGAAGACCTCTGCTCGCTTCGCAGAGGAGCCCGTTGTTCTCGGGCGAGTGCTACGTCGTGGTAGCAAGCCGATGCGGCTCGCAGATGTGGACTACAAAGCGAACGAACGCCAACTGCTCGAACTGGAGAAGGCAGGCGCAATCAAGATCGATCGACCGAAGGAGGAAGCCATGGCAGCACCAGTTCCGTGTTCGAAGTGTGGGCAGGTTCCACGTGGGCAGGGCGGCGAGTACAAGTGCCCAGTCTGTGGTCTGCCAATGGTCCACGATCCAGGAGCCGGGGACGCTCCAGCGACGCAGGGGGAGGTGGTGGCTCCAGAAGTAGTCGCCGCTCCTCCTGCGCCGCCTGAAGTCATCATCCCGCCTCACCCACCGTCGGAGCCTCCTGCTCCAACCCCACCGGCGGAAGAGCCACCTCCTCCAGCTCCTGAGCCGACTCCGGTCGTCGAAGAGAAGAAGGAAGAGGAGATTCCTGCACCTCCTCCCTCGGCGCCGAAGGCCGAGTCCAAGTCCAGCTCGAAGAAGAAGGGAGCCTCCAAGTGAAAGTCTTCAACCTGACCGACAAGCACGTGGACTACCGTGGCCGGACGATGCCGGGGTACGGGATGAGCGAGCACGCCGACCTGAAGCACGTTCCGGATCGTGACCTCGCCCTACAGGACGCAGGCATTCTCGCCTTCGGATCTCTCCCGAAGGGGTGGTCGAAGCCTGAGCCTGTTCCCGAGCCGACGCCCGACGAGCTGGCGATGAAGGAAGTGCCGGCCAAGAAGGCCTCCGACGTCGTCAAGCTCGAAGAGACGGTGAAGGTCGAGGTCAAGATTCCGGCCGAGGCCAGGCCCGAGTCGAAGGACGATTCCAAGAAGAAGAAGTAACAGGGGTGCGGCGTGGACGAGTTTGGCCCAGGAATCCCGAATGCAAGTCTGGAACTGAACAGGTTCATCCAGACGGTGCGGACTTTCACTCGGGATTACCCTGAGCTCAACCGGCTTATCGCCGGCTTCGAGAGCTCCAACCGGCAGATCGTCTGGGCCATCGCCGACGCCATCGACGACTTCAACACGACTCCGCACTTCACGAACTACGGTATCGTCAACTTCCCCTCGGCGAGTCTCCTGCTTCGAGGGACCGTCATCTCGCTCTACGAGTCCGTGGGCATCCTCCAGACTCGGAACCATCTCCAGTTCAGCGACGGTGGCATCCAGGTCGGCGTCAGCGACAAGACGCCTTTCATTCAGTCCTGGATCCAGCTCTTCAAGAACTCGTACGAAGAGAAGAAGCAGCGCATCAAGGTCGCCATCAACATCGAGAACGCCTGGGGTGGAGGCATCTTCTCGGAGTACCGTTTCGTGAACAACTTCTACGGTGAGTGGTAATGCATCCCGCCACGTACAAGGCATTCCTCGACGAGGTCGAGAAGATCGCTCACAAGAAGCAGGCGGCGATCGATCCCATGGCCATGGCCGGCATGGTCGCAGGCGGGAAGATCATGGCAACGAACGCTCTCAACAGGTTCGGTCACCACCTTCCTCCGCTTCGTCGGCTCGCTCAAGAGGTGGCCGGCGTCGGAGCTCGTACAGCCATGCAGGGGAAGCCGATGCTCTCAGCTCCTCTGCGTCATGCAATGGCCATCGGCGTTGATCCCAAGCTGACCAACCTCTACGAGACGGCGCACAGAGCCGCTGGGGCGGCGAAGGGCATGGGAGGTCTTCAGCAGCTTGGACAACACCTCTCTGCGGCGAAGCACATCCCCGAGCTGGCCCACGCTGCCGAGTTCGCCAAGGGCATTCCTCTGGAGTCCAAGGGCCTGCGCAAGGTGGTCGACTACGGGTTCACTCCAGTCAGCCAGGTTGGCAAAGACCTGAAGGGCGTGGCAGGAAGGGCAGCTCAGGGAGTCGGGAACGCTGCGAAGAGTGTCGGAAAGAGTGTAGGGTCCGCTCTCTCCAAAGCGAATCCGATGAAGCTGTTCAAGAGAACCCCTGCGTAAGGAGAGATCATGGCCGTCGCACTCAAGCAGAAAGCATTTGCCAACGCTTCAGAGGCCGCAGCGTACGCTGCCTCAGCCCCGAACAACGTCACCACCGTCGTCTCGATCGTCTTCGACACGTCCAGCGGCAAGTACGTCCTGTTCTACACCTGAGCAGTTCCCACACCCGTTCGACCGTCGTACCCTGGTGCCATGGACGAGAGAGACTTCCTGTCAGCTCTGAAGACAGATGGGACCTTCGCCAAGGAGGCCTCAGAGTACTTCTCTGAGCTCAGGAAGTCCGCCGCCGGCGTGAAGGACCTCGCAGCCAAGGGAGTCCGAGAGGTCGGAGAGTTCGTCGCCGGCAGGAAGGCTCCTCTTCTCGGAGCCGCCATCGGCATGGCCACTGCCACGGGTCTTCAGTACCTGGCGAACAAGTCCAAGGACGGCAAGCCTTCGAAGCAGCGTGAGGTGGCCGAGAAGAGCCTGGCCGGTCGAGAGAAGGAGATGGGAGAGACTCAGACCCCATCGTTCGATCAGCAGATGGGCCATGCTCGTGCGAAGTCCTCAGTCGACATCGCTCGCATCTCAGAGAAGCACCCGGTTCGTGGAGCTCTGCTGGCTGCTCCCCTTGGAGGCGCCGCAGGCTACGCCGCTGGTGCCCTGGCTCGCAGGTTCGTTGGTTAAGGAGAGTTCATGAAGCCCGAGATGAAGCTGGCGTGGACCCTGAGTGAGGATGAGGAGATCACTCCTCTCCGCTCAATGTCCGTCGAGGAGCTCGAAGGGCTCTTGAAGCAGGCTTGGTCCTTCCCCGATGACAACGCTGCCCAGAAACTGCACAAGAGATCCTCCTCAGAGCTGGAGACCAACGAGGCTGCTTCGTCTCTCATCAAGAGGGACATGGAGAAGAACGAGAAGCCGTCTCCGCAGGAGCTGCTGAAGAAGGCAGAAGCCTGGGGCCGTGAGATCGCTCGGATGGAGAAGCAGGCTCTTGCAGTGACTCCAGAAGGACATGCCTTCGATGCTGAGAGAGCCAAGCATCGGAAGGAGTATTTCACCAACCGTGCGGCTCACCTTCAAGAGCACAACGCCCTCGGCCACATCGATTCCAAGACCGGAAAGAATCCAGCAAAGATTCTCAGGGTTCTTCGCTTCATGTTCGGTGAGGGAGACCCACGAGGAGCAGCTCGTCACTACTCTTACGTCGAGAAGAAGCACCGTGAGGGCAAGAACGCCTGGAACCCGATGGGCGGAGAGCTCACGCCTCTTTCAGAGGAGAAGGGAGCGAAGCCTGGTTTCCTCGGCACGTACGGCAAGATCGAGAAGAAGAAGGAAGCGACCAGCTTCCACCAGGTGAACGAGGCCTCGAAGATCCCAGGTCGGGTCATGCGTGCCTACGATCGAGTCAAGGGACCGATCGGGGCCGCAGCCAAGGCTGTCGGCTCGAAGGCTCATGGAGCTGTGAAGGCAGTCGGCTCCGGCATCAGCAAGATTCAGGACCCCATCCTCAGAGGCACTGCGATCGGTGCTGCGACCGGTGGTGCCGGTGGTGCCGTCTCTGGCTTCCTCGATCCGAAAGAAGATCCAGTCACTGGAGAGAAGCAGCGCATGAAGACGATGATGCGCCGTGGGCTCTCAGGAGCTGCTGGTGGTGCAGCAACTGGTGCTCTCTTCGGCTCGATCGGCAAGACCTCTTCAGTGAGCGTCCAGAAGCTCGCAGCAGCGATGGAGAAGAGGGCTGCTCTCGGTACCGGTATGGCCGGCATCGGCTCGATGGCGAAGAACTTCGTCGGACAGATGAAGCCGATCGCTCAGAAGGCAATGGGAGCTGCCAAGCCGATGATGCAGAACGCCATGGCGAAGGCCGCTCCCATGGCCACCAAGGCTCTGGGTGGCAAGACGATGGGTCAGGCCGCAGGCATGGGAGCCGCTGGTGGCGCTGCTCTCGGAGCTGCGAAGGGACTCGTGGCTCCTGGGCGTGACCCAGCAACCGGACAGCCGAAGAGCCGCATCGGAGCAATGGCACGTGGAGCTGCCGGTGGAGCGATGGTGGGTGGAGCTCTTGGAGCTGGAGCCAAGGCCGCCCTCCCTTCGATGCAGAAAGCCTACAAGTCCGCCACTCCTGGACTGCATGCCCCTGCTCGAACGGGTGCGAACTTCGCAGCCCAAGAGCACACCGCCATCACCCCTGGATTCAAGAGCGGTGTTACTCAGCCAATTCCGCAACGGCGCTAAGGTGATCGGATGCGTCGTGCTCAGACTCTTCTCAGGAACAAGGCGTTTCGCCCTCTGACGAGGGGCGTCTCCAACTTTCTTCGAGAGACGAACAAATCATTCGCCAGGATTCGCCAGGCTCCTGAGCTGGAGTGGGGCATCTCTCACGTCTTCAACGACTCGTACTCCGGAATGGGCCAGGGCCAGTTCCTCGACAAGAGGGCCGTGGTTGTCGGAGGCAACAAGGTCGTTGACGACACTACGGCGCCCACTGACGATGCTTGGGTGTTCTCCGCCAGCGGGGAGACTGTTACGGCTCTTCCGGCGTTCCCCAACAACGGTGGATTCCTGATCCTCAGTGCGACTCTCGGAGATGGACGGATCCTCTTCTGCGGAGGATCCACAGGAATCAAGACTCGGACTCTTCACCCAGGAACGCTTCTCTGGACGAGCCAGCCTGACATGGGCGGCAATGCAGTCAGCGGCTACACGCTCGTCACTCTCGCAAGCGGCCACGTCCTTCGCATCGGCGGAGTCGACAATCTCGCTGCCCCTGTCGCCACCGTTGAGATGTTCAACCAGGGCTCCAATACATGGTCCGCCAAGGCTTCTATGGCGCACGCACGAGTTGGGTGCGTCGCAGTTCTGCTGGCCGATGGCCGTGTGCTCGTGACTGCCGGAGGTGTCGCAACGGCTGAGATCTATGATCCGGTCGGCAACTCGTGGGCTCCTACGGCGAATCAGCCCCAGGCCGGTAACAGGGGCTTCATGCTTCTCACCACCGATGCTGGTGAGACGTATGCAGCCGATTCGAACAGCTCCTTCATTCTCTACATCGACCGCTTCAATCTGATCACGAATTCGTTCGTTCCTCTGGCGACCATGAGTGGGTCATTCCAGAGCATCTCTTCGAGCCCCGGATCTCAGCTCCTCTTTGACATTGGCGGCGGCTTTCTCGTGATGGTGTTGAAGAACTTCTTTCCGAGAGATTCGTACTACGACATCAAGACCAACACCTGGTTCGAGAAGCAGTTCAATTACCCTGAGCCTCTTCCAGTTGGAGACTGCCTCTTCCACATCACGAAGAACACCTTCTTGATGTTGGGTGGTCAGACCGGCGGATTCCTCGTCCCTCATCATGTTGGCCACTACTCTCTGCTGAGCACCTTCAAGAAGGATGACGGTGGGAAGCCGACCTTCGCAGGTCTCGTCTCAGTCAGAGCCGGCAGCCAAGATGGACGGGTCTACCTGAGCTGGGCTCCAGGATCGGATGCGAAGACCTTCGTCAACGACCTCAACTACTACGTCTACTACGCCAATAGCTCAGGCGGGCAGGACTTCAATTCTCCGAACGTCACTACGCAGGCATGGGCTGGCAGCAAAGGGATCGAACTCTTCGGCCTCACTCCTGACACGGACTACTACTTCGTGGTTCGTGCAAGAGACATGGATGTCTTCGAGACGTTTCAGGGCGAGACGCCCATAGCATTCAACCTCGATACCAATCTCGTCGAGGTTCACTTCCACACACCGGCGACACCTGCGGCTCCGACTTGGAACTGGACCGCCGCTGCCTCGATGAGCCAGCCCCGCAAAGACTTGCAGGGCTACAAGATTGGATGGGGCCCCATCAACCCGGCTTCTGACGTCAGTCGCTACATGGTCTTCGGCGGCACCAATGCTGGTGTCGATCCGATTGATGGGGACATCTACAGCATCGATGGACAAGAAGTAGAGCGAATCACGAACATCACGACCAGCCTTCAAGGTGCAGCCGTCGTTCACAGTGATGTCACCATCAACGATGCGGAGAATCGTTACGGAGCCATCGTCGGCGGCCTTCAGGGCGGCACCTTCAGGACAGACTCCGTCGCGAGATACAACCCCTACTCACCGGGCTTCGGCAGCATCGATGGCTTCTTCAGCAACAGCCACAGCTCCACGCCCTCTATGCAGGAGGCTGTCGAGGGACACGTTGTGGGAGGTATCGAGGTCAATGACCTTCTGAGAGCAGGTGGTGAGACGGTTTCGGGCGTCACCAATACCGCAGAGCGCCTCTTCTACCGCACCTGCCAGCGTGTTCCAGTCACCGCCCAGACTTCGCCATTCACTGTCGGGGCAACTCTCACCGGTCTCACGAGCGGGACTACGGGCATCATTCGGCAGATCAATCCGTTCGGGTTCTTTGGGGGCCCTGAGCTCATCGTCTCTGACGTAGTCGGTGGCTTTTGGGTTCAGTCGGAAGAGATCACCGACAGCTCAGGAGGAGACGCTTTCGCAGCTTTCTTCTCCAATGGCCCCTACTACCTCCAGGAGTGGGCCTTCGTCTCTCCGATGCTCTACAAGCGAAGAGACCACAGCGTCGTCGAGGCTCATATCGCTGGTTCGGACATGGTCTTGGTGGCCGGCGGAGTTGACGACAACGGTCTGAACGTCAGGACCATGGAGGCCTACGACAAGGACTTCGACATCTGGCGTCGCATCCCTGGGATTCTCCTTCCGTACACAGGAGCAACTGGTGGCGGCAGTCCCATGAACTCTGGGGTCTACATCGCCAGTGGTACGACGTTCTCTTGGGGAAGACTGGAGGATGACAACCCTCATCCGATCTTGACCACTACAGGCGTTCTGACTTTTGGAACCGATGAGGGCTCTGTCCTCAACATTCTCAACGGAGAAGCTGTCTCAGGCCAGAACATCGCCTTCAGCTTCAAGTTCGGAACTTTCACCCCAGGGGAGACCATCACAGGGGGCACAAGCGGGGCTACTGCTGTTGTCTATGCGGTGCCGGTCGATGGGTTTACCGGCGTCCTTGTCTACGGCAGTGCCGTCGGTGGTTTCTCCCTAAGTGAAACCATCACGGGTGGCACGTCAGGCACGACCGCAGTGATCATGAATCTCTTGGGGACGGACAAGGAAGTCACTACCAGTGCTGCGACTCAAGAGAAGATTCGACCTCACGTGAAGTTCGCCATGGTCAAGCTACCCCCGGCCTTCGGCTACTCGAAGGTCTTGTTGATCGGCGGAGAAGGGAACTTCGGTGGCAACTCGGCCCTCGACATCTTCGACCCCCAGGGCCCTGACATCTGGTCCGGCGGTCAGGTGACGCACGGTGCGAACCTCCCCTCAAGCAGGTCTCGACACACTGCCCACCTCTTCGCAGATGGGTCAGTAGGTGTGTTTGGTGGTCAGCTCACCGGTGGTGCAGCTACCAACGATGTGCGTCTCTACAACCCAGGTGGCGACACTTGGAGCCACCCTGCTGGCATCAACATGACCACGAAGAGGGCTGGTCATGTATCCTTCATGCTCCCCAACAACACGGTTCTCGTTGTAGGTGGTGAGGACGACACGTTCACGGCTCTGGCTTCTGCCGAGATCAGCGGCCCCTAAAGGAGATTCATGGCTCGCTACTACCTCCGCTTTCGGCATTCAGACAACGCCCTGACGCCCAGCTTCAACTACTTCAAGAAGAGCTCGGATCACTCCAACGTCGGTTCTCCTCCCGCCATCAGTGGCCCGGTCAGCACCGACGGAACGTACTACTTCGACTACACCCCGACCTTCGACATCATCTTCGAGGTCGACGGTGGGGCTGGCATTGCCGACGAGACCATCAGGTACATCGCCGACAGGATCGGACCAAGCGACGTCTTCATCGACGAGCCCACCAGCCAGGTGAAGACGGACGTCTGGGCGGACAACACCGGCTACTCGGCTGGCCAGAAGGGCAAGAGGGTCGACGACATCGGTGCTTCCGGTGATACCTCAGCAACGGCCTCTGTCTTCGGCAAGTCTCTCCTCTACAAGGAGAGCGTGCGTGGTGACTCGGCAGGCACCTCGGACGGCAACAGCGTGAAGCAGAACTTCACTCGCCTCGGAGCTCCTGCTGGAGCCAGCGTCTCCGCCGACATCGCTTCCATCAAGAGCGATTCGACCAACCTCCCAGGCATGGCCGTGCAGCTCACGAGAGCTCTCGGTCTGATGCATGAGAACACCGTCATCGACAACACCGTCTTCGACGGCAGCAACAACCTCACCGCTGCTCGCATGAGGCTCTACAACTCGAAGGCGAATGCGCTGCTGGCCGGGGGTGGAGGTCTGGTTGCCACCTACACCGTCACGGCAACCTATACGGGGTCGAACATCCAGACGTACACTGTCGTGATCGAACCGTGATTAAGGTCACCAAACTCACGGTCAGGTCTTTCAACCTCGACCACATGGACGTGTTCTGGGAGATCGCCCCTGTCTCGGCCCCTCCCAGCGCCAGTGCGCCTCACGAGATCTTCGACTACGACTTCTACGTCTTGAGGTCAGAGGCAGCTCTGGGGCCTTACGACCAGATTGCCGGGCCTCTTCGAGACCAGTACAACCTCAGAGACATCACGGTCTCGCTGCTGCACAAGTGGCGGCAGTACTTCTACAAGATTCGAGTAGTGAACCGGGTCACGAGCGAGGAAGAGACGTTCGGCCCTGCGTCTTCAACTGAGCCTGAGCCCGACCTCATCGCCGCCGAGATCATCCGTCAAGAGGACATGCTCTTCCGTGAGTTCGCTGGAAGATCGTGCATCCTCTTCCCGGCAAGAACCTTCGGCCCGGTCTGCTTCTGCTATGACACGGTGACGAAGAAGGTCACCAGGTCAGGATGCAAGACCTGTTTCGGAACTGGGTGGCTCGGTGGGTTCATGGCCCCAGTTCAGGTCTTCGTTCAGATCGACCCGTACCCCAAGATCTCAAGCAAGAGCGCCCTCCAAGAACGGCAGCCAGGTGACACTGCTGGGAGGATGATTTCCTTCCCACCAGTGTCGCCGAACGACATACTCGTAGAGTCGGAGAACAAGCGTTGGAGGGTCATCTCGGTGACGCCAACCCAGCGTTTGAGAGCAAACGTTCGTCAGGAGCTCACGATTCACGAGATCCCGAAAGGCGACATCGAGTACGCACTACCGGTGAAGGTTGACGCACAGTCTCTCAAGCCGGCCGCAGAGAGAAACTTCACCAACCCCCAGAACCTCGATGAAGAAGACTTCTCCGACATCTTCGCTGTCTACGGCCACCCTCGTGGGGCTCTTCGATGAGCTCGACAAGATCGCTGAGGAGAAGAAGGATCAGCCTCTCAAGAAGGTGCTGAAGAACATCGGCCTTGCGACTCTTGGTGGGGCAGTAGGAACAGGCATCACTCTGGCTCTCCCCCACATCATGAAGGCGACAGGACTCTCCAAGAGGTATGAACAGGTCCTCCCAGCCACTCGCATGAAGTTCATCGCTCCAGCCGTGGGAATCGGATCCATGGCTCTCACTGCTGCGATGATGGCGCTCCAACACGAGATGACGAAGAAGGAAGAGAAGAAGGATGTCTGACGCAGAGCGCATCCCCAGTGGTCCAGCTCAGCCTCAAGGGCCTGGGGAGGATCCGCTCTACCACTACAACCGTCTTCTCGTTCGCTTTCTTCAGCTCGTCTTCCAGACCTTCGACAAGGGCAACTACCACTGGGATGATGATGACGCTCTCACGGAGGTCATGATCTCCGACCAGGCCACCGTCAATCGTGAGGTCGTCGAGAAGAGACCGGCCATCATCGTTGCAAGAGGTGGGGCCAGCTTCGGGAACGTCGCCATCGATCAGTTCGCTGGTCCGAGACTCAACAGGAAAGAAGGGTTCGTTCCCAACTTCGATCCAGCCAGTGGAGCAAGACGGCACACGGACCTCGTGTCTGCGTCTGCTTCTTTCAACTGCCTCTCTTCAGTCGGTGTTGAGGCTCAGAGAATGGCGTGGATCTGTGCCATGGCCGTGAGACGCCTGAAGAGGTCTCTCATGAGAGCCGGCTTTCACCGCATCGGTGAAGAGATCCAAGTAGGGCCAGAATCAGCTCCTGGAGCGATCGTTCAGCCAGACGCAAACGAGATCGTGATGGTGACTGTCTCGGTCCCATTCTTCTTCCAAGACTTCTGGACCATCGAGCCGGCAGACAAAGTGCTTCTCAAAAAGCTGGACCTAGCCTTAAGGTCAACCGTCAATTTCTCACCGGGCGTTGCAGCCATAAACGCTCCGGCCATCAACGGACGCATCCTAGAATACGACAGGGACAAGGCTCTTTCGCTTACTCAACGGGTCCACCTCACCGCAGCGAAGACCCCGAAGCCTCGGCAGTAACAGCAGAAAAGGAGATTCACGATGGCCGGTGAACTTATCAGACCAGGCGTTGAAGTCATCCAGACCTTCAAGTCGCCTGCCCCGTCCTTCGTCCAACCGACCCTCGCCCCGGTGGTGGTCGGCCCAGCTTTCGAGGTCATCAACGTTCTGACCTCGGAAGGGACGATCAACAGCAAGGCGAAGTACGGCGAGTACCGCCAGATCGGGAAGACGATCACTCAGAGCGCCTTCCCTGATCCACGTGGCAACGTGGACGAGCTCAACATTCTCGAAGAGACCATCCGCCCCTTCATGGTGGCAGGTGGAGAACTCAACGAGCTCTTCATGTCCCCCGGCGAGTCGTTCCTCGCCACATCGCACGGCTCTGCTCGTGCTGCCATCAAGACGAAGAGCTTCGGTGTCGGTCTGGTGCTCGGTGGCAAGACGCTGGTTCTCGCAGTCGACCAGCCCGCTCGTCTCGACACCTCGGCTGACATCTCGATCACCTTCACGGGTGGCACTCTCACGGCAGCTCAGGCTGCGGCGCAGATCAACGATGGCGTGGGCCAGGACGTCGCCACGGTGGTCGACACCGACAAGGTGCAGATCGCCTCGACTCGGTTCGGAGCTCTGAGCTCCATCACCGTGCGTGCTGGTGCCTCGGCCAACTCGACGCTGGAGATCGGCTACGAGACGGTCGGCCCTTCGCAGCGTGAAGAGCGTGTCGAGGGCTCGGGCTACCGTGGCCAGGACGATCAGAACAACGACACGCTCACCCCGTGGATCGAGTTCTTCCGTGGCGACTTCCTCGTCAACGGAGTCAGCACGTCGTTCGACCCGAAGGCCGGCATCATCAACGTCGAGACGCTGACCTTCCTCTCGGCTCAGGCCGCTGCTGTCACCTTCGGAGACGGCAACACGATCCCCATCCACATCGGCGACTTCATCTACGTCGACGGCGTGAAGCTCAAGGGCGGGGAGATCATGAAGGTGGAGGCGACCAGGTTCAAGGTCGGCACCATCAACACCGCTCTCTCGACTGCCGATTCGAACGGCCGGTACATCATCAAGGTGTACGACGTTCAGCAAGTCGACACGCTCTTCGCCGACAGCCCGTTCGCCCCCAAGTACGTCTGGTACAAGGCGACTGGTCTCGACGATGCCACTGCGGCTCCGACCGCAGCCTCCGTCGCTGGCTCCGTCTCTGGAGCTCCGGCAGAGCAGGCTTCGATCGTGGGCTCCGGCGCAGTGGGTCCTCCGTTCCTGCTCACCGGCCTCAAGCTGCACTACGTCGTGACCATCGATGGAGTCGAGACGGAAGGGAACTTCACCTTCACGAACTCGTACGCCTCCATGGCTCTCGTCGCTGCGGCCATCGGCGGCAACATCCCAGGTGTCACGCCGCTCGACGCCGCTGGCCAGCTCCAGCTCCAGACCTTGAAGTTCGGTCGTCTCCAGTCAGTCAAGCTGAAGGCGAACGGCACGGCCAACACCACGCTCGGGTTCTCGATCTCAGTCGACACCACCGACACGGGTGTGGACGTCGAGTTCAAGGACATCCCGGCGATGATCACGTCGGGCACTCAGACCGTCCCGACCACGACCCTCTCGGGCACTTCACTGGTGGTCGGCTACTCGACTGACGGTGGCGTGACCTTCCCGACGACCCTCACTCACGCCTTCATCGCAGAGAAGGCCTCGGTCGCTCTCATCGTCGCAGACCTCATGGCCGACGGTGCCTTCCTCGGTGGCTTCATCACGGTCATCAACAACGGCACCACGTTCTCCATCAAGACGGTGGCTGGTGGCTCGCTCATCGCCATCCGCATCAACGTCGCCTCGACTTCGAACGGTGCAGGCAAGCTGAACCTGGTCAACGGCACGATCGACGTCGGCGAAGAGAACCTCAACGGCCAGTCGCTGTCGTTCAAGTTCGACAACAACCCCCACATCTACCAAGCGTCGTTCGCCTCGGACAGCCTCGATGAGGCGATCGATGCGATCAACCTCCTGGTCGGATTCACGGTGGCTGCGAAGACGGGCGGTGGTCTCGACAAGCTCAAGATCACCTCTCCTCTGAAGGGTGCAGCTTCGAGGGTGGCGATCCTCGCAGGCAAGGCAGCCACTGCCTTCGGCCTCTCGACCTCACCGGCCTCGGGCTCCGCTCGCCCGTTCCCGGATGCGTACCTCGACGACCTCAACAACCTGGTCATCGGGTCCGAGATCCTCCGTGATCAGGTCACGGGCTACCCACTCGACTTCACGTTCGACTTCGGCACCCTGTACGTTCAGTACAAGGCGCTCAGGAAGGACGTCACGGCAGTGGCGGCCATCGCTGGCGTGCTCCGTCTCCCGGACGTCGAGACTCTCGCCGCCGTGCTCGATCCTCTCACCGAGGACAACCCGCTCGGTCTCGCTCTCTTCCTCTGCCTCCTGAACTGCCCAGGCTTCGAGGTCAAGGGACTCGGTGTCGACGAGATCACCGCTGCGGCTCCAGAAGGCACCGCACTGGCCTACGCTCGTGCGGCTGGTCTGCTCGAAGCCGAAGAGGTGTACGCCATCGCTCCGCTGACCCAGGACGAGGTCATCACGGGACTGTGGAGGACCCACGCCGTGGCGATGTCGGCTCCTGAGCAGGGAGGCGAGCGCATCGTCTTCTTCAACCACAAGGTGCCCGTCCGCAAGAACCCAGGCATCGGTGCTTCAGGCACTCAGCTCAACAGCACGGCCACGCAGAACCAGGGCCTGCTGGACGTGAACCCGGCAGCCGGTCTCGTCGCTCTCGGTCTGAACCCAGCCGACCCGTTCACGGTCGCGATGGGTGTCTACTGCGAGTTCGAGGTGGCTGGAGAGTTCCGCCGCTACAGCGTGGCGAGCGTCACAGGCGCACTGGCGAACTTCAACGTGGTGTTCGCCACGGGTGAGAACACCGATGCGTTCTACACCACGACTGCACTGACCGAGTCGGTCATCAACGCCGCCTGGTCTCTGAAGGTCCGTGGTCACTCGCTCATCATCCCCGGCTCGAACCCGCCTCGTCTCGACTACAGCCTCGTGGCGGACACGGTGGCCGAAGCCAACGCTGGGCTCAAGAACCGCAGGGCCTTCTCCGTCTTCCCCGACGTCATCCAGACGGTCATCAACGGGATCACGAAGAGCCTGCCGGGCTACTACGCCTGCGCCGCCATCGCAGGCATGGTGGCCGGTCAGCCGCCGCAGCAGCCGTTCACGAACTTCCCCATCACGGGCCTCACCGGCGTCGTGGGCACGGAGAAGTACACCAAGCGGCAGCTCAACATCATGGCCGGTGGCGGCACGTACATCCTGATCCAAGACGTTCAGGGTGGCCCTGTCTCCAGCCGTCACCAGCTCTCGACCGACCTCACCTCGATCGAGACCCGTGAGCTCTCGATCACCAAGGTGGTGGACTTCACCGCGAAGTTCATCCGCCTCGGCATCCGGAAGTTCATCGGAACGCAGGTCATCAACAACCAGCTCCTGGACACGATCGGCACCACGATCCAGGGCATGCTTCAGTTCCTCATCGAGAACGGCGTCCTCAACGGGGCGAACATCAACAACATCGTTCAGGACGAGCTGGCGCCAGACACCGTGCTCGTCGACATCACGCTCGATGTCCCGTTCCCGTGCAACTACATCAGGGTGACCCTGGTGGTGTAAGCAGTACGCAGTTCAACGCAGTAGGGAGTCAAGCCGTAAGGAGAACACACCATGGCCGCACCAAGACTGAGCACCACACAGCAGGCGATGTTGAAGGCCTGGAGCAAGGCTGGAGACATCCTTGCTCGGGCATCCCTCGAAGCGAACCAGGGTTCGACGGCTCTCGTGGCCGCCGGTACCGCTGTTTCGGCCAAGGGCGCCACCACGATTCACGCAGCCATCGCCGGCAACACCTCGGTGGTTCCTGTCACCACCGGCATCACTGCTCCGACCTACCCCCGCAATCTCATCATCACCTTCGCCGCTTCATGGGACGGTGGTGACGTGATCGTGGTGGGCACCGATCAGAACGGTGCGGTCATCACCGAGACCTTCCTCTCGAACGCTGGCGCCACCAGAGTCGGAACGAAGATCTTCAAGACGGTCACCTCGGTCGCTCACAATGCCGTGGGTGCCACCGCCAACACCTACTCCACTGGTGATGGCGACAAGCTCGGTCTCCCGGCGTTCACCTCGCCGGCGACGTCGAGCCCCGTCATCCTCTACACCAGCGGTGTCGCCGAGGCTGTGACCTTCGATACGGCCACCAACGGGTTCACCCCGACCTCGATCCCGAACGGGGCCAGGTCGTACGTGCTCTCGTTCAACCAGTAACCTGGTCTTGTCGTAAGATGACAGACTCGGGTTAAGGAGAACACATGTCGACGGTCACCAACTGGAAGCCGTACTCGCAGAAGATCGACAACTCTGCGCTCAAAGAGGGCCTCTTTGCCTCCGGCACATTCACGATGATCGCCGCTGGCCCTCCCAGGCTGGCGGCCATCGGCGGAGGTGTGGCGGCTGCTGCTGCACTCGGTTCGAGGAACTGGGCACTGCCCATCGGCCTCGTTCAGAACTTCAACATGAGCCACAACCGGCAGTTCGCCCGGTTCTGGGAACTCGGTTCGGAGCGCAGCTACTTCATCTCGGGACGCACCGTGGCGCAGGTCGGCTTCGGTCGGGTGCTCTACAACGGCCCTTCGCTCCTGCGCATGATGTACTCGTTCTACAACGATGCGCTGCCACCAACGCTGGTGCCGACGTTCGGCATCGATCCGAGCATCCCGCCTCAGATCGCCAACCAGCACAACGTGAAGATCCCACCAGGCTTCGAGAACATCTACCTCAACCTGGCCTCGGACCTCTTTTCGCAGCCGTGCGGTCTCCTCGTGTACATGAAGGACTCGAACGAGAACACGCTCGGGGCCGTCTACCTCGAAGAGACGTACATCCCCTCGCACTCGATCGCCACCGACGCTCAGGGAGTCGTCATCCAAGAGCAGGTGTCACTCCAGCCAGAGCGTGTGGTCCCGGTCGCCGTCTCGGCCGTCGCCCTCATTGCCGAGGGTCCTGGGGTCGAGTAAGCTGGCCGCTCCCTTCGCGGTGAGGGTTCGAATCCCTCCGGAGTAAGGGCGTACACCAGAGAAGCAGTCCTTGATCGAAACCACAAACGAAGAGGGCCTCCAGAACATCGGAGGCCCTCTTCTCGTTTCTGAGGTGAGAACGGCTTACGCCGTTGCTTCGAGCTTCACGACATTCTCGGCCTGAATGCCCTTCGGCCCATTGCCGACGTCGTACGAGACCTTGTCGCCCTCGTTCAGGGTCTTGAATCCCTTCATCTGGATTGAAGAGTGGTGGACAAAGACGTCCTTGCCGCCGTCATCGGGCCGGATGAAGCCATAGCCCTTCTGATCGTTGAACCACTTCACTGTGCCCGTCACGTGTATCTCCTGAAGTTGCGCTACTTTCAGGATTCTCCCTACCAGGGAGCACAGTGGGTAGGGAAAAGAAAAGCCCCGCCTCCGAAGAAGCAGGGCTCTCTTTCCTTGAGAGGAATGTCGCTACTTCGTGACGATGCCGAGGATGTCTTCTTCTTTGAGAATGAGGAAGTCCTCGCCCTCGACCTTGATCTCCGTGCCGGCGTACTTGCTGAAGAGAACGACATCGTTCACCGAGATGTCCATCGGCCGCAACTTGCCGTCTTCGAGCAGTTTGCCGTTGCCGATGGCGAGAACTTCTCCTCGCACCGGCTTCTCCTTGGCGTCATCCGGGATGATGATGCCGCCCTGAGACTTCTCCTGCGCCTTCTCACGGCGCACGATCATCCGGTCCTGGAGTGGGCGGATCTTCATCGATCAGCTCTGAGCCGGAGTCGGAGCGAACGTCGGAGGGTTGAACGGAACCGGGGCGACTGCCACAGGGGCAGGGACCGGGGCACCGTTGCCGATCGATGGAGCAGCCACCTGAGCGACCTCGACGGCTTCCTGCACGGCAGGCGGGAAGAGCTCCTTCGAGTACTCGGCGACCACCTTGTTGAGCAGGGTGTCGACCGCAGCCGTTGCGTTCGACCCACTGAGGGCAGGCCTGATCTCCGAGAGCAGACGCAGCGCACCTGCGAACAGGTTCGTGCGGCCCTTGAGGAGAGGCTCGTAGGCCTTCAGCACGTCGGAGCCAGCGACCTGCCCCACGTTCTGGATCTTCTCGACGAGCTCGGCCTTGGCCGAGACGAGCGCCTTCTTCGTGTACTTCTTCTTCGGTGCCGCAGCCTGAGCGGGAGCTGCGGCCTTCTCGGTCGCTCTCTGCGCCTTGCTCTTGCTGCGATCGTAAACGCCTCTGGGCATTTGGTAGATCCTTCTTCGTTTGTCTCAGTCGAAATGACCAAGAGCGAGAACTCTTCTTAGCCCATTCAAGACGAGATGCAAGAGCTCTTACGGAGATTCTCCAAGAAGATGAGTCGCTGGGTCGTACTTGTCGAGGAACTGCTCTACAATCTTCTCGACCAGCTCCGAATTCGAGATGCTCCTTGAAGTCTTCTCTCTCATCTCCAGCTTCAGTGCATGGAGTCGACGCTTCAGCTCGGGGTTACGAAACCGTACCCAGACCCTGTGGTAGTTTGCGGTCAAGACGATCTCCTGGTAGTCCAAGAAGGTTATCATCGTGGCCTCGGTAGTGTAAGAAGCTCGCCGGAGGGTTCATGGACGTACCCAACCTGGAGGAGATCGAAGAGGACTTGCTGCTCGACAAGGTGTCGTCGGGCGACCGTCCTTCGCTGCTTGCTCTTGGAATGGCTGCTGGTCAGTCGCTGAAGATGACGAAGATGGCGGTACTGATGGTGGATGTGAAGGGTCGAGTGCGTCTCATGCCTCTCGATTCTGTGAAGGTTCTGCACCAGCCTCGTTTGGACGATGCAGAGCTGCATGAGATGGAAGAGGAAGAAGCCATCGAAGCACTGGTGGCGCAGGGTGATCCGGAACAAACGATTCTGGAATACATGTCTCGGAGGAAGGCCGCTAAGGGCTGAAGGATCTACTGAATGCCATCACGTTTTTGCGATCCACCGGATCCATGTCCGATGTTGAGGAAGGCAGCAATCCAGATTCTCTCTGCCGACTACAGCGGCAAGGGCTTTGAGATCATCGTGGAGGGCAAGGGCGGGAAGAAGTTCAGAGTCTTCTTCGAGTACTGTCCCTTCTGCGGCACGAGGATCGACGAGCACTACCTCGCCAGCCTGAAAGTGAGAACGTAGTGCCCATCCCAGTACCAGTTCCTGGTTCCCCTCTCACCATCGACGATTCGGTCACGGCTCGTGCTGAGCTGCTGCTCTCTGCATTCGTGCAGGTGGTGAAGAACGGGACTACTGGTGCTGCTCTCAACACGCCAGCGTGGACGGTGAACCCTCCGAACGGAGGTAGCCCCACTCCCGTCAACCTCGACTCTGCTGTGAAGCAGATCTACACCCGAGCTCAGTTCATCGCCATGGCGGCGATCCAGGGTGGCTCGACGAACGGGCAATCGGTGGGCACAACCGCTGGTCCTACGACGGCCTCAGGGTCCTACGTCGTCATTCCAGAGATGACGAAGACTCTCAGCACCAACGGCAAGAACGTGCTGATCGAATTCTCCTCCTCGTTCAACATTCAGGCTGCTGATGCATTCGACTTCGCCATCCACGTCGACGGGGCCGAGCATGCACCCTCGAAGAGGCACATGGAGAGCGCTACGCTGATCGCCTCTCTGGTGGGCAGTACGATGGCCCTAGTCACAGGACTTGCTGCTGGGAGCCACGTCTTTGATGTACGATGGAAGGCAACAGCAGCATCGGCTCGTGCTGTTGGCATCCTTCGTAGCCTCATCATCACTGAGCTCTAGGAGCTCCTCATGGACACCAGCGTTCGAATCGGCTTCTCAACACCGAGAAGGTTCAACCCTGTCTCGTGGGTTGTACGGAAGTTCACAGGCTCGAAGTGCAGCCACGCCTGGTTCCTCTTCTGGAACTCTCGCCTGAAGATGGAAGTGGTGATGGAGGCCCACGAGCTCGGGTTCCGCATCATCCCCTACGATCGCTTCAAGAAGGAGAACACCGTTGTGGTGGTGCTGACTCCGAAGCATCCTATCGACGACGGCCTGGCTCGTGTCGCTCAACGTTACCTGGGCTCTGGCTACGACTGGGGTGGGCTCCTCGGTATGGCCATCGTGAAGCTCGGCATGTGGTTCAAGCGGAAGTGGAGGAATCCATTCCGTGGCTCGAAGCACGTCTTCTGCTCCGAGGCCGTCTATAGGGCCATGCAGTGGTCTCCGGGATACGAGAACCTCAGCACCGATATCGCTGACTCGGAAGATCCAGAGCTCTTGATGGAGCAGCTCGAACGCCACGAGCTCTGAAGGAAGGCTAAGGCAAAGCCTCCCCTTGCGGGGAGGCACTGACCTTCAACCTGCTACGACTGACAGCTTCGAAACTTGTTCTTGAAGTTCTTCGTTTGCTTCCTGGTTTACTTCGTTGGTCGCCCTTGGCGCTCGGGTGATCACAACGGTTCCTTCCTTCTTCATAGGTTGTGGTTCTTCATTGGATGTGGGTACTGCCGGCTGAGCTACACCCTCAGCTTTCGAGCTACGGTTGTTGTGCGGCTTGGTTCGACCATCTCGGAAAGGCGCCTTCTGCGACTGCTGGGTGGCACCCCCCTCGATGTTCTTGAACCTGCGGTCGAGTGACTGAATCGCACTCGCCTGGCCTGCCTGAGCCTTCTTCACCTCCTCTACGCTCTTGGCCAACTTCTCCTGCTGCTCCATGATCTTCTGCTGGTTCTCGACCTGCTTGCTCAGCAGGGTGATGTACTGCTCGTTGAGTCGAGTAGCTGACTCAATGTGTCGAGTGCTCGCCTCGTGGTGGAAAGCGCTCTGATCGAACGCTCGATTGAGGTTCGACACCAGGCTCCTTCCGCCTTCCAGGCCAACTTCGGTCCTCGATGCATCAACGATCTCTTCTGCGATCTCGGTGAGACGTTGAACGAGCTCCAATCCTCTCTCGATGATGTTCAGCTCTCGCTCAGTGCCGAGAACTTTGTAAACGATTTCAGTCTTAGGTTGTTGGTCCACGTGTTCCTCCCTCAAGGAATGGCGAGAAAAGCTCAATGCTCTCTGCGCTGAACCTTATCTCTCATTCCTGAGGGGGTTTTCTTCACGCCTGGGCCATGTGCTGCGTCGACTTTCTCGCTGCCATCTGGAAGTCGTGCTGGTCGAGCTCTGCCCTCAACCAACGAACGATGTGGAATGGCCGTACTCCGATGCCAGCCAGGTCTTCGAGGGTGACCTGAGTGGGTCGGATGATGAATGCACCGAGGAGTTCTTGAGCCAGTGCTGGAATACCGGCCGCACCAGCCTCTTTCCAGTCCTCCTTCATCTCTTCGCCCGTCTTGTTGACCATGAGAATGGTCTTCGTCCGTAGTGCAATCCCAACGACGGTAAGACGTTTCCCAGGATCTCCATTGATGTAGGCCATCTTCACGAGCTGAGAGTCCGGAGGATGAGGTCTCCCACACTGAGGACACGGAAGCTCGTCCTGTCGAACAGCGATGACCTGCATCAGGTCGACGAGCCGCTCGAAAGGCTCTCGACTCACCCTCAGAGTGCTCTCCTCGTGGTAGGCACTGAGGAACCGGTCCAGCTCTCGCTTCAACTTCTCGTTGTCCTGCTTCATGCTCTCAATCACCGTGTCCAGTTCCATGGGCTCCTCTCGTCTGTTAGAGTCTTCTTGTCGCCGCAGTCAGGTCCCCCCCCCTCCCCCTAACTGCTGGCTTCGACGGCTCCACTTGAAACGGGTGGAGCCGTCATCTTTCCCTTGATATTGTGACGCCATGCCACAGGGCTTCCTGATCTCTCCGAGGACCGCTGAAGACGAAACGCCCTACACCTATCGGAGGGTGTTGGAGAACGGCGACTTCGTACTGCGTCGTGTGCCGGCCACCGGCGATCTTCCTTCCGGCTCTCCAGTCTTCCCGAAACGAGCACCTGAGTTCAAAGCTGGCGAGGGGAACTTCAATGGCTCTTCGGCCGTGGACCACATCTTGAAACGAGATCGACTCGTCATTACCAGCAAGCAGATCGAAGACAAGGTCTTCTCGAAAGCACTCGTGGAGCGGCTGTCGACCTACGTCGAGAAAGGCTTCGCTTGGGTCATCGAGGCAGACCCACGGGGTGGGAAGTCCACTGTCGGGCTCTTCAGTGACAAGCTCGGACAGCAGTTCACCCTGCACTTCAGGACTCAAGAAGAGCTCTCGCAGTGGGCCATGGGCCGCAAGGATGTGAAGCCCTACCGCATCGTTCGTAAGAACTTCCCGTACGGTCCAGATGGCGACATCCTCGAACCTTCGCATGATGGGGACGGAGTCGAGTTCATCGTCTTCGGTCGGCCAGGTAAGAATGAGGACTCAGGCTTCGGTCGAAAGGTCGAAGTCGACTGAGGTCATACTCTACACCTTCATGCTCCATTCTTATGCCCTCAGCTTGTTGTCCTATTGCTGAGGGCTAAAGAAGGGGCGAGAGGCCCCTTTTGGTCAGTTCCTCCAGCCGTTACGGCGCTGGACGACATAGACCGGCTGTTGAGCCTTCCACTGCATGTAGCCCTTGCGAGCGCCCCAGAGGAACGCCGACAACATCACGAGGATGAAGATCACGACCATCTCCTTTGAAGAGTTGAATGTGCCTGTTGCACTACCCGCTTATCTCAGGAGCCAGCTCGGAATTTCTCACTTCGTGGTGGTACGGCAGCCAGAACTTCGGCAGCCTCTCGTGAACGAACCAGTCAGCCTTCCTGTTGAAGGTGGCCTGATCGATTCCATGGAGGTTCCGCTTCTGTGCCACTTCGAGGTTCTCGTAGATGGTCACGATGCAGAACGGCCTGTGAAACGCTCTGGCCAAGGCGATGTACGGTGCCATGTCGAGAGCGAACAGGTTGGTGTTGTCGACCACGCTGGGGCCATTCACGAGATACGGCTGCGTGAGCCCATCCAAGAAGCGCCTCAGGACCCAGTCATGGGCCTTCGAGGCCTCCTCGAACTTGAACTCGTACTTGCCGTCCTTCATGAAGTAGTCGTCGGCCGAGTAGATTCCGTAGTCCTTGCCGACGAAGGTCTTTCGCACCCACGTCGTCTTCCCTGAACCAGGCAGTCCTCGCATCAGGAAGACTGCCTGGTTCTTGATGAGCTCAGCGATCTTCTCCTCGCTGAAACACCCCATACTACCTCCTAGAGCTGGTACATCCGCTTCTCGACGATATGCCACTGTGGCACGCCGTCAATGACCTTCAGATGTGCTTCTTCCACACCGCATTCGATGGCGAGCTTGCCAAAGCGGTGTGCTTCTGTCTTCAGCGGCGTCGTGCCTTGCTTCAGGTCGGCCTTCACCCTGTCGATCACCTTCGCCTTGAAGAGCTTCTTCTTGGAGTACATCTTGTAGAGGCCCTTGGGGATGTTGGTGTTGAGCTGCCGCCTGGAGAGCTGGTTGAGATCCTCGAACGACAGTGAGGGTCTTTTGGCCAACGTCTCCCGAGCGAACTTCTCCTTCTTGGCGTAGGCCTTGCGCCACTTGTTGCGATCGGGGTGGGCCTTCGGCTTCTTCGCTTCCTTGAACCTGTAGAAGTCGATGCCGACACCGAACTTCTCCTTCACTGCCTTCGAGACCTTGCTGTGGGAGATCTCCGGATCTTCCTTCAGCATCTCGTTCATCAGCTCCGTACGGCCTTCTGCGGTCTCGTCCACCAACTTCCGTGTTGCTGCATCCATTTACTGCCTCCGAGGATTATCCTTTACGCCTCCTCGTATCTGTCGCGATCCAAGCTGCGATTCGAGACGCTGGGACGTTCAGGATTTCTTGAATCTCTCTTGAGCGCTTACCCTCATGGGCAAGAGCCAGGGCGGAGATCCTCAGCCCCTCTGCAATTTCGGCCGCCAGCATCTTGTTGCTGACAGCTCCTTCCATTTCCGTGGTGAGTGCTTCCATCCACCTGGAGTCTCTGAATGCCAGGGGCATCTTCTGAAAGCCGACCACTCCCATTGGAGAGTGGCTGTCGCTCTTCTTCGGGTCCCACGAGTCGTATCGAGAGAGGAAGACCAGCTCGAACTCGTTACCCATGGCTCGCATGAGGTTCTTGGCGATGTACGTGCAACGAGTGAGCTCACGCTCTTCTGTCTTGGACCTGAGCATGTTCTTCGCCATGCCCATGGCCTCTCGCTCCCGAACGCTCTCACGCCCACGAAAGAACGTGTAGAAGAGCAGGCCTCGTGGGTTCAGCAGCTTCGATGCGAGTCTGCATGCCTCAACTCGATCCGCTCCAAACCGCCCGCAGAAGTCGAGGTTCACGAAGGCTGCCTTCTTGCCGCCCTTGATGAGCTCGGTGAGGCAGTCCTTGACGTCTCCTTCGTAGTACTGAATCTCTTTGCTCTTCTCCAGTGCCTTGATGAGTCCGTCCTGTATCAAGTCGACGAACATCATCTCCTTGGGCTTGAAGTTGAGCACGTGCTTGAG